CCGCTCGGGCACGGCGAAAAGAGCTGCATTATTTTGCAGTGGTACATCAAACTCTCGCTTGAAGAATTGCTCGCTATTCGATGGCATATGGGTGGTTTTGATTCTGCCACCAAAGGCGGAGACTATAGCTTGAGCAAAGCACAAGACAACTCAAAGCTCGTAACGCTCATCAGCGTTGCTGACTTGATAGCATCCAATTTATTTGAAGAAACAAAAAAATAAGGAGATAAATTATGGACGAAATAATCCACCAACTCAGGCACAGCATCGATGATGCAATCGCCAAGGAAATTCTCAGCGCAAAGCCTGTAGTTTTTCCAATGACAATGACAGGGACTTTACAGTTTATCCCTCACGACAAAATAGAAGGAATGCGCGTCATCTTTAATGACCCTACTACCATTTTGATCGTCAACGGTAAGAAATATATTTCTAAGGCTCACGACGAGGAGTTCGACGAAGAAAAGGGATTGCTTATGTGCCTCGCTAAGGCAAGCGGATATACACACGCAAATCTTAAAGCATTGCTTAAAGGCGCTCAGCGCCAAACTAAGAAACAATAATTATGGGCGAGACAAGATTTGCGCGTCATGATTTAACTTCCGCGTTCCTCTATCTGCGTGATACCGCTGGAGCTTGGCGAAAGTTATCTATATCGCTGAACGAAATAACACAAGCAATCAACGAGTTTGGAAGATGTGATATTGAGCTATCTGGAACTGTCCACGAAGTTGAAGAACACATCTCCTGTACCCCAGAAGAAGACTGGGAAAGAATGATACTCAACGGTATCCATAACGAAGACAAATAATTAAAGGAGGCAAAAATGCCAGATACAGAAAAGTTAAACATTCACCAAAAGATTTTGAAGATTGCCGACGCAGCCGGCGTACTTCAAAAGACCAAAGCGGGCTTTAACTACAGGTATGTACCCGAAGAAGAAATTCAGGCAAAGGTTACGGCTTGTATGCAGAAGTACGGAGTTATGCTCTACCCTTCCATTGTGCCGGGGACTTTAACAGTCGAACCTTATACATACGAAAAGCCCAAGACCAAAAAGGTCAAGGACGAGAAAGGCAAAGATGTAGTCGTCGATTACACCGTACCCGTCAACGAGGTTATCGTCAAAGCCGAAGTGGTTTACACGTGGGTTAACACAGACGACCCTAACGACAGGTTCGAGTGCAGATGGGCATACATCGGACAGATGGAAGATGCGGCACAAGCATTCGGTGCCGGCGCAACATACGGCAACAGATATTACCTTATGAAAGCCTTGCAGCTCGCAACCACCGAGGCAGACCCCGACGCTTACAGAAGCAAGCAAAAAGAAGCCGAAAACTACGACTTAGAAAAAGAGCAAAAAGCTGCGGCAGAAGAACTTGCGAAAGCTGTTAATGAAGTCGTCGATAAAGGCTCAGAGCTTATGAAGAAGGGCTTCACAAAAGAACAGGTTATGGAAGTCGTCGGAAAGCTCAACGGCGGAAACTCCAACCCTTCCAGTATTAAGTCGATAGACATTTGCGGCGCGGTTATGGAAGAGTTTAAGAAACTCGAAGCAACCAAAGATAACACAAAGACATCCAAAAAGGGAGAAACGAAATGATTTTTAACGACAACAAAATCTACGCAAAAGTATGGAAAGTAACTCCGTCCGAAAATGGCAAGTACATTGACCTTCAAATCACTACATCGGAAAAAGACAACGACGGCAACTACGTCAACTCGTCGTGGTTCCCCCGCGTTATCGGTAAGGCGGTAAACACCTTAAAAGGTTTGAAGCGCGAAGATCGCATCATCATCTTAAAGTCGAAGTTCACCAACGAACGCAGAGACACAGACGACGGCAAGAAGTCCTTCTTCCGCTTCCTCATCCTCGAAGCAGAAATCGAAGGTAGTGACAGAGCGAGCGGCAACACTCCCGCGGCGGACACAAATAAGAAGAATAAGCCGAAAGAGGAAGCTACTCCCGCGGCTGAGGACGATTGTCCTTGGTAAGCGGAGAGCCAAGAAAGGAACGGTATAGTTTTTCTAAGTTATCAGCATTCCACACCTGCAAGTACGGGTACAAGATGACATACATAGACCATAAGAAAGGCATCGGAAATTGCTTCAGTTCTTATGGTCTTGAAGTTCACTCCATTATGGAGAGATATGCAAAGGGCGAACTTACCCTTTGGGATTTGGTAGGCATATATGAGTGGGAATTTGACGCGGCAGTGCCCGAAAAGTTCCCCTCCACCAAATACTGCAAAGATATGCGAAAGCTCTACTACGATCAAGGGCTTGAGTACCTTAAAAACTTTGCAGGATACGATGACAGAAAAATATTAGAAGTTGAATCACAGTTCGATTACGAAATTGACGACTGGACTTTTAACGGCGTAATCGACTTAGTTTTTGAAGACAAAGACGGAAAACTTATTATACAAGACTATAAATCCAAGAGTTCTTTCAAGAACAAGCGCGAACAAGCGGAATATGCACGACAGCTTTATCTGTACGCATTATTTGTGAAGAAAAAATACGGTAGATACCCAGATATCCTTCGCTTTATGATGTTCAGAAAAAATATGTCGATTGACATACCGTTCAACGAGTCCGACTTAAATGAAGCTTTAAGTTGGGCGAGAGAGACGGTGAAAGAAATCCGTGAGTGTTGGGATTTCACACCGACGTGTGACGAGTTCTTTAGCGAGAACTTGTGCAATCATCGCGAGTATTGCGAAAGCAAAATATAGCATTGGAGGTATAGGTTTATTCTTGTCGAAAAGGAACAAATTCTCAAAGCAAAAGCAAAGCTTGGCGACAGAAACGCAGAAATAATTGCTGAGCTATTAAACCTCGAAAAATATGATGCCGTAAATAAAAAAGCACTATGCCCGTGGCATTTAGAAGACTCACCGAGTTTCATCTACAACCCAAAGACATTCAGTTTCCACTGCTTTGGGTGCGGTAGAAATACAGATATCATCGATGCGTACACTCACACGGGAATGACATATCTTGAGGCACTGCAAAAATTATTCGAGGAAGCAAAGATGTCCGTCTCTTTCGGAGAGAAAGGCGTCAAAACTAAATATCAGTACAGATACCCAAAAGAAGAGCCACTTAACGACAAAGAGCACGTCTATACATATTTGGCTCAAAGACATATATCACAAACCACAGTAGATGCGGTTGACGTCCGCGAAGACGCTCACGGCAACATCGTGTTCAACTACTACGACACAAACGATGTTCTCTGCCTCGTTAAATATCGTCCATCACATAAGATTGATAAGGCAAACGGCGAGATTAAAGCTTGGTGCCAAAAGGACGCAGACACAACCCCTCTACTCTTCAATATGAACAGAGTCAACACAACCTCTCCCCTTTTGATTTGCGAGGGCGAAATTGACTGTATGGCTGCCATCGAGGCAGGCTTCACAAATGCAGTTTCGGTACCACTTGGCGCAAACAACTACGGCTGGATTGAGGAAAACTTTGATTGGCTCGAACAGTTCGAGAGCATCATCATTTGTTCGGATAATGATGAAGCAGGCATCAAAATGCAAAAGGAATGCGTGTTCCGCCTTGGTTCTTGGAGAACAAAAGTTGTCGGGATTCCACTCTTCCACTACGATGCAGAGCAAGACAAGCGCTTCCCTATGAAAGACCTTAACCACGTCTTGTACTACGAAGGGAAAGACGCTGTACTCGAACTCATACATAACGCAAAAGACACGCCCGTCGATAGTGTCTCGGACTTCTCCGATATCACCAACATTGACTTGGATCAAATCGACGGCATAAAGACTGGCATCCCTGACTTAGATAAGAAACTTATGAAGTTGTTCTACGGAACATTCACAATTGTCACGGGCGTCAACGGCTCTGGTAAGTCATCGTTCCTCTCTCAGTTAATATGTAACGCGGTGGACGAAGATAAGAACGCCTTCCTCTACTCTGGCGAGTTACCTAACTTCCAGAGCAAGAACTGGATTAACTACATCCTCGCCGGACAGCGCAACGTAAGAGAGTACAACTTCAACGGAGCGACTTATTGGAAGGTAACTCCCGAAGCACAAAAGGCGATGAACGAATACTACCGTGGAAGACTCTTCATCTATAAGGACGGCTACGACCATAAGGTAGATTCCATACTGAAATCTATGGAAGACTCTACGAGAAAATATGGGTGCAAACTACACATCATCGACAACCTGACGTCGGTCAACCTCGAAGCCAACGAGCAGAACAAATATCAGAAACAAGAAGAATTTGTTACACGGCTCATCGACTTCGCCAAGAAGTACAACGTCGCGGTTCTCTTGGTAGTACACCCGCACAAAATTGAACAAATGCGCAGGCTGAACAAAATGGATATCCAAGGCATATCGGCAATCATCGATTTAGCTCACAGGATTTTGAGTTTGTACAGAGTAACGCAAGACGATAGGCGCGGCGTTCCTAATAAGCGTGGCGGCTGGTACAAAGAACCTATTAAGTTCGATGTACTGTGCGACATCTTAAAGGATAGGTTGCTTGGATTTGAGGGCAGCTCCGCTGGGCTCTACTACGACAAACCGTCAAGACGCTTCTTCGTTGACGAAGAGTCACTTGACAAACGATATGGCTGGGACAATGAAGAGTACGCTGGTGCGCTTCCCTTCCCGCCGCCTCAACTTTATCAGCAAGATGAAGAAGAGATTTACGGACACATTTCTGGAGAAGGCTAATGAAAGTATTTCAAAACTACCATCGTCATGCGATGTACACAAACGTAAGAATATCCGACTCGGCTGTAACCCCTAAAGATTACGCCGAGAGGGCGAAAGCCCTTGGACACGGTATCCTATCATCTGCTGAACACGGATGGCAAGGTAACTACTTTGAAACGGTTCGGCTTGCGAAAGAATACGGTCTCAAACCACTCATAGGCGCCGAGGCGTACTGGGTTAAAGACAGAACAGAAAAAGATAGAACAAATTGCCACATCTTCTTGGGAGCTAAAAATGAGCGCGGCAGACAGGCGCTGAACGACGTTTTGTCTGAAGCAAACCTTACAGGCTTCTACGGGCAACCACGACTCGACGTACCACTGCTCCTCTCGCTCCCAAAGGATGACTTAATTGTAACAACAGCTTGTATAGCATATTGGCGTTATGAAAACATTGAAGAGATAACAGCTATGCTTGCAAAGCACTTTGGCAAAAATTTCTTCCTTGAAGTTCAGTATCACAACACAGAGTCTCAGCGCGAACTCAACAAAAGAATATTGCGCTTACATAACGAATTGAAGATACCTCTTATTATGGGGTGCGACAGTCACTACATAGGCGCAGACCAAGGTCAAACAAGAACCGACTTCCTCGTATCGAAAGGGTTAACATACCCAGACGAGGAAGGATGGTTCCTTGACTATCCAGACGGCGACACAGCATACGAAAGGTTTGCTAACCAATGCGTGTTAAGTCACAACGAAATTAACGACGCTATGGACAATACAGGCGTCTTCCTTGAAGTTGAAGAATATGACAGTCCTATCTTCAACACCGATATTAAGATGCCCTCTCTCTTCCCTACCTTGTCTCAAGAAGAAAAAAATGAAAAGTACAAGAGCTTGGTATGGAGCGGCTGGGAAGAATATAAGACACAGGTTCCAGAAGAAAAATGGGCTTTGTACGAGTCGGAAATTGAGAAAGAAATTAAGACCGTCGAAGATACCAAAATGGCTGACTACTTCATCGACAACTACCATATCATCCGCAAAGGAAAAGAGAACGGCGGATGGTTGACAAAAAGCGGACGTGGCTCCGCGGTATCGTTCATCACAAATATGCTTCTTGGCTTCACGGAAGTTGACAGAATTGCAGCCAAAGTTCATATGTACCCAGAGCGTTTTATGAGCGCAACAAGAATTCTGCAAAGTGGCTCTCTGCCCGACATAGACTTCAACTGCGCACCCGTAGAACCATTTGCTCGGGCGCAACAAGAGATACTCGGCGAAGACCACGCCTACCCGATGGTTGCTTACGGCACCATGCAAAAGTCGGCAGCGTGGAAACTCTACGCAAAGTCACAAGGCATCTCGTTCGAGATTGCAAATGCGGTATCTGAACAAATAAAGAAGTACGAAACCGCAGTGAAACACGCTCCCGAAGACGAAAAAGACGACATCAACGTCTTTGATTACATCGACAAAGACTTCCACGAGATATATGAAAAGAGTAAGGATTATCTCGGACTTGTAACCTCGTGGAGTATTGCACCCTGCTCATACCTACTCTATGAGGGTAGCATCAGAAAAGAGATTGGCTTGGTAAAAGTTAAAGACCACCTCTGCTGTCTTATGGACGGTCACTGGGCGGAAGCTTGTCACTTCCTTAAAAATGACTTACTGAAAGTTTCTGTGGTTGACTTAATTTATAGAGCATACCACCGTATTGGAATTGAACCACCAACTGTAACTGAACTTCTTAAAATGTGCCCGCCGGACGATAAGGCTTGGGAAATTTATGAAAAAGGTTGCACACTCGGCATCAACCAATGCGAACAAACAGGAACAGCTTCAAGAGTAACGAAGTACAAGCCGAAAAATATATCGGAACTTGGTGCGTTCGTTGCCGCCATTCGCCCCGGCTTCAAGTCAATGTATAAGACATTTGAAGAACGCAAACCGTTTGCATACGGTGTTAAGGCGTTTGATGAGTTGATACAGACAGACGAAATGCCGAGCAGCTTCTTGCTCTATCAAGAACAAGAAATGGCAGCTCTGAACTACGCTGGCATTGATATGAGCGACTGCTACACAGCAATAAAAAACATTGCTAAAAAGCGCGCCGATAAGGTGTTGGCATACAAAGAGAAGTTCATTAACGGCTTCTCTCAGGTAATGATTGAAGACGAGCATAAGACGCCCGAAGAAGCGGCACATATGTCGCAAGAACTGTGGCAAATCATCGAAGACTCGTCAAGATACTCATTCAACGCATCCCACTCCTATTGCGTTGCTTTGGATAGTCTGTATGGCGCTTGGCTTAAAGCACACCACCCGTTGGAGTTCTATGAAGTCTTACTTACCCTCGCCGAACAAAAGGGCGACAAGGACAAAATGAACGCCCTTAAAGAAGAGGCTGAAAGTTACTTCAATATAAAGTTCCCGCCGTTTAGATTTGGACAGGATAACCGTTCAATTAAAGCAGATGTTGAAAACAATTTGATTGTGAACTCTCTTTCCGCAATAAAAGGATTTAGCCTTTCGGTTGGCGCAGCCTTATATGATTGCAGTAAAAATAACTTTACTTCTTTCGTTGACGTGCTGGCTTGGCTGGATGAGAAAGCTCTTAAAGCTTCAAAGGTTAGACCCCTCATCACAATCGACTACTTCCAACAGTTTGGCAACATTAACGAACTTCTTTCTATCCTTGATTTGTGGGAGCTGTTAAAGCAAGGTAAAGCAAAGTCGGTCAGAAAAGACAAAGTAACATCCATTGTTGTGCAGCGGATATTGTCGTACAACTGTTCAACTACGAACAAAGACGGTACAGAGTCTGCATCTTACAGAATGGAAAATGAACAAACGACATTGAAGTGTTTGTACGACTTCGAGCAATACATAAAGCAACATCCGATGCCATCACCGTCGATGAAACAACAGATACAGTACAGTATAGACATCCTCGGTTACGCTGACGTTGTAACAAACCGTGAAGAAGATCGCAGAAGACTTCTCATAACAGATGTTGTCCCCCTTTCAAGTGCGGGCGGCGAAGTGTGGTCTTATAGGGTTGGAACACGAAGTCTCGGCAGCGGCAAGACGGCTCGACTGACAGTTAAAGCAAACATATACGATAAGAAACCCATTAAGGCTGGTGACATTATATATGCCGCCGACCTCTACAAAAATCAAACAGGCTATTGGTATTTGATAGCCTACAACAAGGAGGCATAAATGAAAATTATTTCTCCGATGTACCACAAAAATCCCCCAGTTGCTGGGTCGGTGAGCAAAGGCATACTCAGTGCCTTGGGTTGACATCCTTTATTGCGAATTGGTGATTAAGATATCCGTAAAGCTCTGATTCAAATAGCGTCGTAAAGTCTACTGCGGCACGGGAAGCCATCGGAGCATCCTTAATAGATTTGAGAAAAAATTTATTAAGGAGATTTTATGAGGTATATCGCAAGTTGCAGCTGTGGCAAGGACAGTCTTGCTATGGTTTACAAAATTATAGAACAACAACTCCCGCTCGACGAAATCGTCTTCTACGATACGGGTATGGAGTTTCAATCAATCTACTACAACTGGGAACAGTTAACAAAATATGCGCAAGAGCGCGGAATTAAATGCACTACTCTTCGCCCCAAGTGTCCGTTCTTATACACGATGTTTGAGCAGCCACACAAGTCTCGCAAGGACGGAATTATAAGATACGGATACGCTTGGTGCGGCGGACGTTGCCGCTGGGGCACGAGCGAAAAGCTGATAGCAATTGACAAATATTGCGAGCAAGAAGACACGATTTGCTATGTTGGCATAGCCGCTGACGAAAAGCTGAGACTTCAAAAGGAACGCAAAGATTATAAGCGTTTCCCTCTCGCGGATTGGAATATGAGCGAAGCCGACTGCCTGCAATATTGTCAATCACACAATATTAAATGGATTGAGAAATGCCGCGATGGATACATCGACCTTTACTCAATTCTCGACAGAGTTTCTTGCTGGTGTTGTGCAAACAAAAATCAGTGGGAACTCTACAACTACTGGAAGTACCTGCCAGAATATTGGGACAAGTTAAAAGAACTTCAAAGCAAGATAACGCGCCCCTTTAATAGGTACACAATCTTTGAATTGGAAGAGCGTTTTGAAAAAGGCTACATACCAGTTCACCGCATCAAAAAATAAGGAGATACATAATGAAATCATTTCGCCTAAGCATTACAAGAGATGGCAAGTTGTCAATCGCTTGTCCGGAGTGTGGCTCTACAAAGGTGGAAGTTACAAACTACCCTGCGAACGAGGTTGACAAGATAAAGTGCCGCCACTGCGGTCACACCCTCTACAGACCATTCCCTCAACCAAAGGGTTACCACCAAGTTACGATAGACGAACTTGATAAAAAAGACGACGAGGAACACAATGAAATTCGAGAACACACAAGTATTTAACTTTGAAGGAGCGTTGCGCGGTATGCGTAACCCTAAGAATAGCTGGGCTAAGTCAGACAGCTATTACGATGACGACAAGTACGTTATCGGCGAAAACGATATGAAGCTTGCAACCACGCTCACCAAAGCTGGTAGCGAACACCGTAAGTTCTTACGGCAAATCTTTGTATCCGTAGACATCACCGCTCCACTCTACTGGTGGAAAGAGTTTGACACATACAAAGTTGGAACCGTTGCAAACTCGACGTCAACGATGCACAAGTTGGCATCTACCCCCATCACTATCGACTGTTTTGAGACAGACGACTATCACAGCATTGTGCTGAACACGGACGAACAGGATCCATTCCTGCAAAAGATAAATGTCTTCAATACAATCGAGAACGACCTCATCCCGTTCCTTGAAACGCTGAGAGTTATGTACAACAAAACGCAGAACAAACAAATCTGGAAGGAGCTCATTCGTTGGCTCCCAGAAAGTTGGCTGCAAACACGAACTGTAACGCTGAACTACGAAAACCTCTTGGCTATATGCCGCCATAGACGACATCACAAGTTGAATGAGTGGTCTGGCACCGACAAGGTAGATCTTCCGAACTTTATCTCGTGGGCGCGTTCGCTTCCATACGCAAAAGAGTTTATCTTCTACGACGAAGAAACACAACAATAAGGAGAACATATAGTGCGTAATTTTATTTGTATATCTGGCAAAGCACAAAACGGCAAAGACACATCGGCGGAGATATTTAAGAACGAGCTTATCATCCGCGGGCATTCCGTCCTCGTGATACATCAGGCGGACTTGCTCAAATACATATGCAAAGCGTTCTTTAATTGGAACGGTGAGAAAGACGAAGCTGGCAGAACGTTGTTACAGCAAGTCGGAACCAACGTTATACGCAAAGTAGAACCCGACTTCTGGGTGGAGTTCATCGCCAAAGTAACGGGCTTCTTCAAAGACACGTGGGACTACATCATTGTTCCCGACACAAGATTCCCGAACGAACTCGAAAAATTAAAAGCAAACGACGCAAACGTTTTCCATGTTCGTGTCATACGTGAGGGTTTCAAGAGTCCCCTTACCGAAGAACAACAGCAGCATCCATCTGAGACGGCGCTGGACGGCATTGAGAGCGACTTTACGCTCATCAATGACAAAGGCATCGACGATTTGTATGGCGGCGTTGTGAGCATTCTGGACGCCATAGAAGAACGCATTAAGGAGAACTAAATGCCAAAAGATTACTCGCATATCACTCTCTTAGTTGATATGGACGACACAATCGAAAACTTGTTACCGGCGTGGGCAGAATGGCTGAATAAGAAACACGGAACGTCAGTTAAAGCGGACGATATTACGGGTTGGGATGTTCAAAAATTCTTCCCATCTATAAGTAGAGATGATGTCTATGCGCCACTATACGAAGACGAGTTCTGGGGGACGGTACAGCCAAAAGAAGACGCAATCCGTTACCTCTCGCGCATCAATGATTTAGGCTTCAAGCTCTACATCTGCACCAACTCCAACTACCAAACAATACGACGCAAGTTGGAGTACATTATCGATAGGTTCTTCCCCTTCATATCTTGGTGGAACGTAATCACGATATGCAATAAGCAACTCATAAATGCCGATATATTGGTTGACGACGGCGTACATAACTTACTTGGTGGTTCGTACAAAAAGATATTGATGACCGCATCGCACAACAGAGATTTCGACGCAGAAAGTCACGATATGGTAAGGGTAAATAATTGGCAAGAAGCCTACGACAAAATAATTGAATATGCCGACCAGATTATGGCTGGCAAATTGGAGACAGTTAAATGAAGATAGTAAAAAAAGACGGAACATTATCTGAATACAACGACGCAAAAATTATTAACGCAATCAGCAAATCTGCCGAGCGCGTATTGGTAAAGTTTACGGACGAAGAAGTTCGACAAGTATGTGACAAAGTAAAATCAAGACTCCCTCAACAAGAAGAGATAAGCATTCTTGAAATGCACAGATTGGTTGAGACCGCGCTTGACGAGGTTAACCCGAAAGTCGCAAAAAGCTACAGAGACTACCGCAACTATAAGCAAGACTTCGTACACATACTCGACAAAGTATTTAAGAAGTCGCAAACGATACGATACATAGGCGACAGAGACAACGCCAACACGGACAGCGCGCTCGTACCTACGCAAAGAAGTCTCATCTACAACGAGCTGAACGGAGAGCTTTATAAGAAGTTCTTCTTGAACGTCGAAGAACGTGCGGCTATGAATGAAGGATACATTTACATCCACGATAGATCCGCGCGCTTAGATACAATGAACTGCTGTTTATTTGATATTGCAAAGGTTCTTGTCGGCGGCTTTGAAATGGGCAACGTTTGGTACACAGAACCTAAAACATTGGATGTTGCGTTCGACGTTATCAGTGACATCACGATAAGCGCAGCCGCTTGTCAGTACGGCGGGTTCACTATCCCCCGCGTTGACACAATCTTGGCGCCGTATGCTCAAAAGAGCTACGAAAAATATAAGCGCGAGTTTTACGCTATCGCATCCGTGTTAAACAACTCTGGCAAGACCGTAGACGAACAAGCCGACATATATGCAGAGCGTAAGGTACGCCGCGATTTTGAACAAGGCTTCCAGTCTTGGGAGTACCGCTTCAACACCGTCGGCAGTAGCCGCGGCGACTACCCTTTCATCGCAACATCATTCGGTATCGGCACAAGCCGCTGGGAGCAGATGGCTACGGAAGTTATTTTAAGGACACGTATGGGTGGGCAAGGCGCGACAGATCACAAGAAACCTGTGCTCTTCCCCAAGCTCACCTTCTTGTATGACGAGAATTTACACGGCGAAGGCAAACCTATGGAGTACTTATTTGACGCGGCAGTCGAATGTTCAAGTAAATCTATGTACCCAGACTTCCTCTCCCTCACGGGCGAAGGCTACATACCGAGTATGTACAAAAAGTACGGCAAGGTCGTATCGCTTATGGGTTGTCGCGCGTCCCTTTCGCCTTGGTATGAGCGCGGCGGTATGGAACCTGCCGACGAGAATGATACGCCGATTTTTGAAGGAAGATTTAACCTCGGCGCAATCAGTTTGCATCTTCCGATGATATTGCAAAAAGCGCGCCAAGAGAACAGAGACTTCTACGAAACGCTTGACTATTATCTGCAACTCATCAGGGGATTGCACAAAAAGACCTATGACTATCTCGGCGAAAAGCTCGCGTCCACCAACCCTCTTGGTTATTGCCAAGGCGGCTTCTACGGCGGAACGCTCAGCCCCGACGACAAGATAAAGCCACTCCTCAAGCCAATGACTATGAGCTTCGGTATCACGGCTCTGAACGAACTTCAACAACTCTACAACAAAAAGTCAATTGTTGAGGACGGAGAATTTGCCCTTGAAGTTATGAGGCATATCAATGCTAAGGTAACGGAGTTCAAAAAAGAAGACGGTATCTTATATGCAATCTACGGCACGCCCGCCGAAAGCCTTGCAGGACTGCAAGTAGAACAGTTCCGTAAGAAGTACGGCATCATCCAGAATGTATCCGACAGATTGTACGTTTCAAACAGCTTCCACTGCGGCGTATGGGAAGACATCACTCCCATCGAAAAGCAAGATTATGAGCGCCGTTTCTGGGATTTGTTCAACGGCGGCAAGATACAATATTGCCGTTATCCCGTCTCATACAACAAAGACGCAATAAAAACGCTCATCAGACGTGCAATGGACTTTGGATTTTATGAGGGCGTTAACCTCTCGCTCTCCTACTGTGAAGACTGTGGGTATGAACAGCTGGATATGGATAAGTGTCCGAAATGCGGAAGCGAACTCATCACGAAGATTGACCGAATGAACGGCTATCTCGGCTACACAAGGGTACACGGGCGCACAAGGTACAACGACGCAAAGAACGCTGAAATCAAAGACAGGATTTCAATGTGAGGTACGTATGAACTATCATAATATTTTACACGACAATATGTTAAACGGCGACGGGTTGCGTGTTGTTCTCTTCGTATCGGGTTGTGAACATCACTGTAAAGGATGTCACAATCCACAGACGCACGACCCATCCTCTGGCATTCCGTTCACACGGGCTGAGGAAGATGAAATCTTTGAACAACTTTCAAAGCCATACATACAAGGGTTGACGCTTACGGGCGGCGATCCGTTGCACCATTGCAACTACACAACTCTTCTCGCTCTCTGTAAAAAAGTCAAAGCAACATTTCCCAAAAAGAATATATGGCTCTACACTGGGTATCGTATCGAAGATATCCCAGAGGAAATGCAAGAAATCTTCCAGTATATAGATACAATTGTTGACGGACGGTTCGTCGAGGAATTAAAAGATGTAAACCTTCCCTACGTTGGTTCTTCCAACCAAAGGATTATCCGCTTAAATAAAAGAATATTTGCTACCCTCAAGGTTGGCAATTTTAAGGAGTAATACATAATGAATAAATTTGAAAAAGTTTCAAAGAAGCAATATGACTTGGACGCATGGGGCGGCAAGCATATGGCTGACTACGATGACATAAAACTTCCCCACCGCGCTACGAAGTGCAGCGCAGGCTACGACATTTATGCCACCATCGGTTTTGAACTCCCTCCCGGCGAATCTATCAAGTTCCCTACGGGTATCAAGGTTTCGCTTGACGACAATAAGTTCCTTATGGTTGTTCCTCGTAGCAGTCTTGGGTTCAAGTACAGAGCGCAACTCGACAACACGGTCGGCATCATTGACGCTGATTACTACAACAATTCAAACAACGAAGGGAATATCTGGGTTAAGGTAACCAACGACTCAAAGCGCGGCGATACGCTTATCGTCAACAAGGGCGACGCTATCGCACAGGGCATCATTCTTGAGTACTTCAAAACGGACGACGATGATGCGGACGGAGTGAGAAACGGCGGTCTCGGTAGCACCTCAAAATAACGCTTTGCAGCGTCGTTAGCCGCTGACGATAACTTCTTCGAGAAACTCGATAAAGTGCCACAGCGGCTAAATGGCGCAGCCAGAATGACGATTAAGGAGCATTTCTTATGATACAAATATTAGATGAAAGAACTCTGCGATTTATAGAGTTCTTGAACACCAAATACCCCGCGTCAGAAACCGTTAAGTTATCTGTTCTTAACGGCTATGACGCATTAACATCGGACGAAACAGAAGATAGCGGCTTTGCCGTTTATGTTCCACCGATGAAAACCATTATGCTTCCAACCGAGGTGCCAGAGAACATTGTGGCTCTTGGTGATGAGGATCTAACGCGCAACTTTGTCATACACAATCTCGCTCATGAATATGGTCACTTCTTGCAAGACGTTGGCTTGCTCGAAGGTTTTGACGATGAAACCATTATTGAAAAAGTGGCTGATGAGTTTGCAGACAAAGCTATTGCTGAATTTGAAGCGGAGGAAAAACGATGCGGCAGTTAATTATAGCAAGAAAAGATTTGAATATGTCCGCGGGTAAGTTGGCGGCACAATGCTGCCACGCCTCTATGGCATTTATAACCTCGCCACTTAAGGAAGTGGCAAAAACAATAAAACCGTTATGCTGTGGGTATAAACAAGTTTCTGTCATGCTGCCAACAAGCGTATATGATGATTGGATTTGCGGTATCTTCACAAAAACCGTCTGTGAAGCGAAGAACAACAACCACCTTATGAAAGCTGTCACAATGGCTCAAGAGCTTGGTTTGGTTGAGGGCAAAGATTTCTTTCTCATCAAAGATAATTGTCTGACCGAGCTCACGCCAGAAGAAGTTGATGAGAACGGTATTGGAAGGACACTTACGTGTGTTGGTTTCCGCCCGCTCGACGATGACATCGCACACCTCATCAGCAAAAAGTTCCAACTTTACAAATAAAGGAGAAACACGGTGAAGATTTACAATCTTAGACGCGGCGGTGGCAAAACAATAAGACTGATATGTATAAGCGAATATACAAATGCACCTATATTGTGCGTTGACCAAGCGCATAAAAATTTTATCAAAAGAGAAGCACAAGGACTTGACATTAAAATTCCAGAGCCAATCACCATCAGCGAAATGGAAAACGCAACGAGAGGAACTCATATCGCGCCGGATTACATAGTTGACGAGGCACTCTCCTACTTACAGGCGTTAATCGAAAGGTTATCTGGCGGTAGGCTGTCAAATCCACTCGCGGTGTCATTCTCGGAAAAAGAGTAAAAAATAAGGGCGACCATTTAAGGTGCGCCCTATTTTTATTTACATAAAAGATGACTTTTATTTAGAATTTTACACGCTCCTACCATACATAAAAAAATATAAGGAGCATTAACTTATGAAGAAAAATCAAAACATCCCACGCAATCTACCTGAACTTGCTGAAATAATGAAGCTCATCAACAGCGGCTCGCATTCAGTCAGCCAAAGTAAATTCATCGGAGACATTTTCGAGTGTGGTGCCATCTCAATATCGAATATCGTAAATTTATTCGAGAAGAGAGAACGCAGCGAAAGATATGCCCAAATAATGAAATCATACTCGGAACGCGACCGCTCGCTCATACACACGATATTAGGCAAGATATTTGCTCTCCTATCGTCTGTTGTGAAAGACAACGGAAGATTTCACGACTATCTTGGAGAACTCTATATGTGTTGCAACCAAGGCAACTATAGAACGGGGCAATTCTTTACTCCGTATGATGTATCGAAGTTTATGGCTAAATTATCGATTGGCAGCGAAATCATTGAAATAGCCAAGCAAGACAAAGTCATCTCAATTAGCGACCCGTGTTGTGGTTCCGGCGGAATGTTGCTTGCCGCCATTGATGTTATAAGGAATGACTATGGCGTTAACTACACACGCAGTTGTCTCTTTGAAGGATGTGACATTGATATACGATGTGTTCATATGTGTTATCTGCAACTCTCCCTCACGGGCGCATCAGCCGTTATTAAGCACCAGAACACTCTCACTGATGAACAATGGAGTATCTGGCGTACACCCGCATATATGCTACAATATCTGCATTTCAAATAAGAAAAAAGAAGGCGACCTGTGGAAACCAATCCATAGATCGCCTTTTTTGCTTTGCTTAAAATATTTCTCTCCAAGCCTCGTCGCCCAGCCTTCAAACCATATGCTGTCGTAATCTGGTAAGTCGTGATATCTTTTCTTGCCACTACGTACAAGTATCTCCCTGTACCAATAGCGTATGCAAGAAGGTATGCTCACCAAAAATGGCATAAATACCCCGAGCATAATGTTCTGTAAGCCGTGACCGCTTTCGTGCTGCCGTATGTGGAATGTAGGACTCTTATTGGTTACAAAGAAGCAACCGCACTCAAATCCTCCCCAATTCTCCCCCACCTCAAAATAAATGAGGTAATGAAATCTGTGGGGTTTATGCCCCGTCACTATCATCGCGACAGCAACGAGGCAACCCACCAACGTCATTGGAAGTCCCCACGTAAATGAGGCTATCCAAAACCCTATCGCCTTAAGCACCTTCATTCGTACTCTCTCCGGTTGGCTTATTCTTCAAATCGTAAATAACGGATTCAATGGTGTTTGCAATCCACTGTTTAACATCGCCGAAGTTCGTCTCAATCCATTTCTTGGAATCTTCGGTTAACTGTGCAAGCGCAATATCTCTTGCCTGTGTGAGAGCCTCTTCCTGAGCTTCCTTAGTAAACATATCTTTGTTTTTAAGCGCCTCGACGTAGGTTTGATATGTAGCTTTAACGGCACGTGTGATTACATCTACCGCGCTTGTAAGATACTTTGCAAACTTACTGTTTGCTAACTTAGCATTGATAAACGCTATAAGGCGTTCTGCTCCCCAGCTTACCAAGGCGGTTAAAACGATGCTTACAATGGAAAGTAAAATTGTTTGCCAATTCATAATATACCTCCTGTTCATAAAGCGAGTGTCACATCGGCACTCGCTGTTTTAGTTTACGACCAGTAGAACAATCGCACATAAAGGTCGTGTATTCTTTGCCTCGCCCAATAAGAGTTAAACTTTAGTTGATGACCGCGCCATGAACACCATGATGTCGCGACGTCTTCAAATGTCATCTTCCCTTCTTCAATCCATCTCTTGAACGTTTTAAGTTTTCTACGCATAAGCGTAATATTTTTCTTGTACGGTTTGCGGATTATCTTCCCCATCTTCGTTAAAATAAAGTGCGTTTTAAGGAAGTTAATACCGCGGCTTAACTTGACGATTTGCGTTTTCTTGGTATTCAGTTTAATACCCAGTTCAGTACAAATCTCCGTAATCTTTTTCAAACAGTATTGCAGATGCTCTTTGCTGTGATGTATTAGGCAACCATCGTCCATGTAACGGCAATAGTACTTAATACCCAAGTCTTCCTTTATGTAATGATCCATTTTGTTCGGAAGCGCAAGCGCACAGCTTTGAGATATTTGGCTACCCAATCCAAGACCGTCCTCGCCAAAATCATCTACCAACTGTTTGACGATAGCGTACAATCTATCGTCAGTAATTTTTTCTCGCAAAATCTTTAACAGAACTTCGTGGTTTATGCTGTTGAAATATTTCGAGAAATCAAAAACGAGGGCATAACCCTCGTTGCCATAGTGTCTATAATACTTTTCCAAATGTCTATTCATTCGGTTAAGCGCAAAGTCAATTCCCCGAAGTTTGATGCACGCTCCGTTATCATAAATGAATGAGCGTTTTAGCAACGGAACAAGGCTGTAATCGCATAAGCATCTTTGTACTACGCGCTCGCTTATGTGAACGCTTTGTATGTGTCGTGCTTTGCCTCGTTCGATTATATTAAACTCGAAAAATCCTTTGGTTTTGAATGTTCCGTCACGCAACATCTTATATGTAGAATTTACGTTAAGCAGAGCATTCGTTCTGTATTTGTGAGTACTGGATTTCCAGCCCACACCTTTGCAACATTGTTTGTAACTGTGATACAAGTTATCAAACGTGAAGACTTTATTGTAATCACAATAAATTTCATCAAATTTCCTTTTCTTCTCGAGGCGTTTTTGTTTACGTCTCTGATACCTTAGTTCATGTCTTTCCTTGCTATTCATAAAAATTATATACCTTGTACAGTGAAATCATTGTGGGAAAATAACTGCATAGTGATACCTACCATTAAACGCGCTACCACAATCACGCGCAATGCAAGAAGCGTCCGGTAGACCACATCAAAATATTCATTTATCCTTGCGGAAAGGTCATAAACCCCTTTTGTACTTGCGCTGATTTCGTTCCTCTATGGGAATTACTGTGTCTGGCATTATCGTACAAAATCCGAAAGCGACGCCGTTACTGTTGTTGGCATTGTTGTTATTGCTGTTACCGTTGCTGTTGACATAGCAGAAGTTGTTGCTATTATTGTAATAGGGTGAGCGAAGCCACCAGTTGCACGCCACGACAAATGTTTTCGGCTTATAACCTGTGTATAAAAAATCGCCCTACGATTCCTTTGGGATTTCTTTAAGGCGTTCTTTATCTTTTTTCTTAACTGCGGAAATCAGTTTAGCTTCCTTTTCAATTAAGTCCATCCAAGAACACCAAGTGTTCGACTTAACTTCTGCACCAAACATTTCTTTCGCAACATCAAGCTGAGAAATTAGGCATTGCAAATCGCAATTTGCCTTGGTGAGATAATCTCTGCGAAGTTGCACCTCTAACTCACCGGAAGGGAAAATGCTGTTTGCCGCCTTGACATTGTTGTACACCGATTGTGATAGCCTCACTATCTCGGTAGTAATGAAAAAAGTATATCGCTTTGGAAATTTGACACAATTTCTTAAGGTGAAAATCTCTAAGTCTCTTGCAGTGTCTAAGAACTGTAACTGCGATTCGTTTCGATTGCTTTTGAGTACTGCCATCTTTATCTCCTTATTGTGTCTTTATTTTTTTTGTTATTCTTCGTCTTCCCGTTCTTCGCGTTCGGGTTGAACATATTTGATTGCCTCAAAATATTCTTCGTCTTTAACGTCTATATCTCCTATCAGAACAGACGGGCTTGCGCCAAGACCAAGATACCTGTCGATATTATCTTGAGGATTCTTCATATACCAGCCGACATTCTCGCCTGTGAATTTGTATATCAGGTGGTAGTTGCCGCAGATATGCAGTTCGTTGTTGGCAATATAACCTTGCCCGTTTGATGCCACAAAGATTAGCTTTTCCGCCTCGCTATGCGCATCTGGCGTAGGTTTGAAGTAGAATTGCTCCATACTTGTCCTCCTTGTTAGTTTTTAATTCCGCCACATAACGTGGCGGATTTTTTTGTTTTGATATGAGATTAAATACAAAAGCCGAAAGCGACGCCGGAACTGGCGCCGGCAACGTTGCTACCGCTGAGACCGCTGCTGCCGACACAGCAGAAGTAGTAGCTACCATCGTAACAGGGTGAGCGAAGCCACCAGTAGCAAGATGTTGTTGCACTGTCCCCTTGCGCCTTTGCGTTATTGTAGTTGTAGTAAGCGTTTGTGCTTGTGGATTTTTCTTGACCAAACCTGTTGTCGTACTTATTTGCCACAGACGTACTTGTTGTATAAAAGCATCCAGTACCAGCAAGTACAGAAAATGCACCTGTACCTGCTTTTGGCGCTGGGATCGGCGCTTGTTTATAATACTCATACTGTTCGCCCTCGTTCGGGAAAGAGTTCTGAGAAGTTACGGAATAGTTGTTATTACCCATTATTTCCCTTTGAGAAAACAGGAATAATTTATCCGAAGTCGTTTCTAATGCGCCAGAGCTTTCATATAAAGCAGTCACCTTATCAACTGGTTTAATTACAGCTTTAACTTCATCTGGCAAAAGCCCGTAAAGAGTCTCCATTGTGGATGTGCGCATTTTACTTTGCTTCCATCCACCTGCATTTGTGTTTGAATCATTCATTACGTATGCCGTAGCAAGAGCGTTCTTCATGCCGAGCGTAATTCCTGCCTTGCCACCACCCGTAAGATTATCGTGGTCAAACCCCAAAATAACCATAGTAATGGTTTCTCCGGACGTAAGAGCTATTTTCTTTTCGTCCCCAACTTTCCAAAGCGACGCGGCTAATCCCTTCTGAGAGTATTTATTGATTTCTCCCCACGAGGCATCAGCAAAGTCAGGTACACTTACGCCACGAATGACGTCAAGTTTATCGTCCATAAGTTCGAGTTTTGCCATTATTGCTTCATACTCTGTCTTTGCAGCATAATGTTGTTGTATATCGTTTCCAGCCGCATCGTAAGTTGCAGCCAACGGAATATCTACCATTGTCCCGCTTGCGGTTTTACCTTGTAATTTATATCCCGCCATATATTTACCCCCTTAAAGTAATTTGAAAAATAGCCCACCGATAGCTAAATCCTGACTCGGCGTTGTTTGTCCTGCGGCTCCTATCTCAATCGCCCTCGAGCCGGCAGTAACCCTCCCTTTTTCGTCCACTTCGACAGCAGTATAAACACCCGCCGCCACACCAGTTTTACTCAACTCAACGGGGATGGTGCTATCTTTTGCGCCATCGAAAGTGGTCTCTCCTATAACATCACCGCTGACACTTATTTTTCTTGCGGTAGAAAGCTTGTCTGCGGTTTCTGCCGTTTTGATTGATGCTGCCGCAATAAGCTCTTGAACCCTCACCTCAGTAATAAATCCAGAAATCTGTGTGCTAACCCATTCTTCTTTTGCGTACCCCGTTAGGTCGAGTTTTTGTGTTCCAAGAATTTCCCACGAGTCGCTGACATAGATATATTCGGTGTAAAGATTGTCGCTGTCGCTGCCTGTATTAACCAAGTAGATTGTCGTATAACTGATATCCACGGTAGGAAGTTCCGCTACAACACTGATCGAGAATTTTGGAATCGCACTTACCTTGTTTTCAAGGTCTGTAACTTTATCGTCGATTGCGGATTTTGTATAGTAGTTGAGCAGGTCTTCAACCGCCTTTGTAATAAACTGGCTTACGTCAGGAATTGCGGAAGAAGAAGCCTTGTCATCCACGTCGCTCTTTAATGCTTTGAGCGCGGCAGCTAAGTCATCCCCCTCGACCCCTTCCACATCAACTACGACATTCTCAGCATTCGTTTCAGGGTGAAGTAAGAGAAACTCGTCTTCACCAAGTTTTTGTATAATCTGATAGTCTTTTTTGGTTGTTGCCATAGTTTGTTATTCACCTCTCTTTTTCTCTACAAACCGATATGCGCCGACTTCCATATTCTCGTCGATTTCATCGGTTGTCTTTATAAGTGACAAAGCGTTAGCAACTGTTTTTGCTGGCACCTTCGCCACTTCTTCATCAGCGCCGACAAGTACAAAATATTTCCCTTCGTCTTCGTCAGCGCCGAGTTCGTGTTCATTATAATCATCCACACGAGACGAAAGCAGGCTTAACTCTTTCGCTTTCATATCGCCTATTACTTCCGTTCCGTTGATGGTTGGTAAATTGATTAACCCCCTGTAATCACTCGGCAATAGAGAGAACACTTTGCCTATTTGTGTGGGGTTCTTTTGATCCGCGCTAACGATATGCGCGTGAATGGTCTTCTTAATCGCTACCATTGTTCTCCTCCCCGTCATCGGTAGTAGGCGGCGTCGTTTCGTCTCCACCAGAAACATCTGGCTCTTTGTCGTCGCCATCGTTGTCACCTTCGTTATTATCGTTACCGTAGTCGCCATTACCTTCGTCAGTAGGCGGTTCAATTGGTTCTTCGGTTTCGTTACCTTCGCCATCATCAGGTTTATTGTTGTCTTGTTCTTCGTCAAGATAATCCTCTACTAATAGAGAGTTTTTCTTCTTGAAGACAGTGAACTCTTCGCCGTGCATTAAAGTAAGCGTAGTGCCACCTTTAAGTTCAAGCGTCAAGTCATACGTATAGAACCCAGTTGGCAATAGATTTGACATCTTTGAGGTGAACCGCAAACAGAAAGCCTCTTGCTCTTCTGAGTAAGGTAAGTCGCAAAGTATCTTGGCGGATATAGAAGAAAATATCACGCGCTCAATGTAATCAACTTCCACGTCGTCAACAACAAAATAAACTTCAAGCACATCGCCCTTGATAACTCGAATTGCGTTATCCGTTTCTTTACAACAATTCATAATTACCCCTCCAAAGCGACAAAGTTTAATGCTACAAGATTTGTAGTAACTTCCCCATCAACTTTATTTGTCGGACACGGTAATGCGTCGAGCAAGTCTCTTACGTCTTGCGCCGCGTCATTAGCATCTTGTGTTGCGCTCTCGCAGTCTTCTTTTGCAGCTTGAAAGTCCTCTTCTCTTTTTGTCTCGGCAGACGCCCTTGTACTCTCTGCGGATGCACGTTGTGTTTCAGCCGCCTCGCGACTCGCTTCGTTTGACTGCCTCGTCTGTTCTGCGGTGCTTCTATATGTTTCAGCTTGAACTCTGTCCGTTTCCACCAAAACTCTTGATGCTTCAGCCGCTACGCGAGCATCTTCTGCATCAACGCGAGCTTCTTCTGCTTCAATACGCCCAAGTTCGTTTGTTTCACGTTCGTCCTCACTTGTTTGACGTGCAGTCTCTTGTGCCTGCCTATCGCGCTCGGCGTCCGCACGAGCTTCTTCTGCCGCAATCCTTTCGTCCTCGTTGGTAGCTCGAGTTTCTTCTGCGCTGTTACGTGCCGTCTCTGCTACTTTGCGTATCTCTTCATTGGTGCCACGTTCAGCTTCAGCACTCGCACGTTCGTCTTCCGCGTCTTCTCTCTCACTCTCTGCGGTTGCTCTACCAGATTCCGCGGATATGCGTGCATTCTCAGCGGTTGCGCGCTTTAATTCGGCATCTTTGCGCGCGTCTTCGTTCTTAATGCGCTCAGCTTCGTTGTCTTGTCTAACCTTTTCTTGTGCGACTCGCGTGTCTTCTGATTGTTTTCTTGCATTTTCTGCCTCAGCTCTTTTAGTTTCGGCTTCGGCGCGGATGGTTTCCGCTGTCACCCTACCTTGTTCAGCCGCCTCAACCTCATTTTCAAGGTCTCTGACTTCTTTTAATAATGACAAAAGTTCGTTATAGTCGTCATCGTTTTCTGTGATGATTTTTCCAGACTGAGACTCTGAGACAATAACATAGAATGTTTGCGTATTTAAGCAAACGTTGCTGTCTGCGTTAGTGAACATGATATTGCACGCTACTCTGCCAGCTCTTGCTGTAAATCCGCCGCCGAATTGAACTACAACACTCTTATGATCTTCTCCGATTTCGCATTTTGTCGATGTGAGTACAACGCCAGACGGAGTAGTACCGCTTAACATTGCTTTCGTATAGATGCTCAAATCCATATCACCGCGGTCATCATACAATGTAATTTCAAAAAATCTTGAATTAACATCGCCTTCTTGAACAGGTATAATGATTATTGGAGCGCCGTTATAATCCGCGGTGGGCAAACGAAAGCGCCTTACGGCTTTGCCCAATAAGTCAAATTGCATATTATCCCTCCTCTATGATTATTTCATCAAGCGAGTACAGTTCTGATACTGAGAAGTTGATTGGCGTAAGCTCGTGAATGGTAAATGTTATATGCGGTGCCTCAATTTCGGTCTCTCCCAATTCGTCTATTGCGATTTGACATTCTTCTATGTGTTCTTTGTCAATACTAATACGCCCGTTCGCATGAACGACCTTTCCACTCTCGTCTCGCTTGCCATATTGTTCAATTATTTCTTGCAATTTGGCATCATAAAAAGCGCCCTCAGTATCGGACGACTTCATAAACTTCAGTATCTTATAAGCCAACATCGTTGGGATTGGCTCGTTGGCGTGTTCTGAAAGAACCCGTCTCACTTGTAATAGTTTATTTAGCTTCATTAATTGTCTCCTTTAATTTCCTTGTTGACTTATAAACGCTCGACATTTTTGTTACCGAGTATTGTTCTATTTATTGATTTCTCACAAGAAAAGTGCTATAATTAAGCAGTCTTTTCATTGGAGGTTATTATGAAAAAATTTAGTTATATCTTACTTAGCCTTATTTTGTGCCTTGCATGCTTGGCTATCGCAGGCTGTTCAAGCGACGAGCGTAACAACACGGTAGACCTATCGAAAATCGAGGTTGGAGCCGAAATACCCGTCTATCCTAACTGCGAGTTTGATTATGTACTTACCCCACACATTGAGGGCAGTGAATCTAATAAAGAATATACTTTCCACGTTTCATCTTTCACTGCCACATTGATAAAGAAGAACTCTATCCAAGAGGGAGATAAGCTCACAGAGACATTTTATCCATTTGAAGTACAAGTCAGTGTCTCTGGATATACCTCTCAAGATTTAGCTGGTTACACACTTTCCGTCATAATATGGCACGAATCATTGATTGACCTAAGCAATATACGTTGCCTAATATCTTCATCAGGAGATTTTTCTGGTACCATAACTTTTGGCGTATATAGTGCGCAACCAGCACTGTTTTATTTTACTAATATATCTAACTATCTTTTTTAACCGCTGCTTGTAACAAAGCAACTTCTCTTTCGAGGTCATTAACTTTTGATTTTAACCGTTGTATTTGAGCTGTGTTAAGTGCTATGAATTCTTCATACCGAAGCATATAGTACAACTCACCTTCCGACGGGATACATAAGCCGGCAAAGTCCTTAGTGTCTATGCCGGCTTTTTTCAGGCTTTCTTCTACGTCTTGAGCAATAAACCCGACGTGCCTTCTCTTGGAGGTTCCATTATTTAAGATATAGCTTACTGGTGTAAGCTCATCAAAGAACGTATCGTAATTCTCCGAAAGCTTTACGACGGAATTTTTTAATCTGATATCACTACCTACTTGCGTTCCGCTGTACAGATAAAGGTTTCCCCACGCCATATTATTTGCACCTAACGAATATTTTTGATTTTCGTTTGGGCTAAAATTGCCAAGAGAATATAATGTGTTATTTGTTGAACTAAAAGAAGTAACTGTGACAGTCGCTTGATTGGTACGACTTCCATAGCTTGAAAAATATACACCAGTTTCAAATCGGTTGTCATTGGGGTTATATCGCGTTTGTGTTTCGCCCTTCGACTTCAAGTTCACACTACCACTAATGCTGGTAACAAACGCTGGAAATGTTAATGTTATCGCGTGAGTTCGATACTCAAAACCACCCCTTATAAAGTCATACACATAGCGAACATATGCCGTTTTTGTACAAGGGTACGGTAATGCTGCCGATAGTGTTGCTGTATAGTTAAAATCATAGCTGGCACCCCACCCCACATCTGGTGATGGAATACTATGATTAAGTGTTAACGCATTGCCTTTATCGCCAGCCGCAGACAAATTTGGACCGTTAAAGGTCATTGTAATCGTTTGGTTAACGGTGGTTTTATCTTTACTAAACTTAATACCAGCGCCAGTTAGGTTTTGAATTACAAAGTCAGACGTGTTTACCGTCGTGATGTATGACGTGTTTCCGCCAGCGGCGTTTGACGTGTAAATCGCAACTTCGTCGTTCAAATTGAACGTTGACTGTATCGGGAAACGAATTTCTTTGCTATTGAGTGTGATGTATTGGCTTTCAAGACCGTCTTGTGTAACAGTAAACGCGCCTATTGTTCCGCCAGCCGTTGCGTGGATCATACCAGTAAATTCGCCTGTGCCGTTAACATAAATTCCGTCTTTGTCGCATTTGAACACTTCGTTTCCATTGGCGTTTAAGGTAAACTTTGATGACGTTAATATATAAGAGAAACTTGTGTTCCCACTTTCTTGGGGCGCATAGGTATCTTCAATCATTGATACCGTCGCGGAGATTGCGTCTGCCGTTTGGAGGAGTTGGCTTACCGATGCGTTGACAGATTCCTTTGTTGCATATGTTTGCTCAATCGTACTTTGCAATACGCCATCGGCTGCGATAAATTCTTGCCTTAAAATTCCAGCCATGTTGGTAACGCTTTCTTCTGTAATGAAATCGCTTATGTCGTCCGGAACAACCAATCCAGCGTCTTTCGCTGTTTGGTTGCTAATAGTGAGCGATGTTGCCGTAATGGCGCCCACCATAGATATATTTCCCTTCGAGTCTGCCTCAAACACGGCATCGCCTTTATCGTTCTTAATTAAAATACCTTGGTCGTCAATTCTAACGCGCTCACTCGTACTTCCGATAGAAATCTTTTCGCCAAGTATAAGCTCGCCAACCAAAACTTCCGCTACAAGCCCATATCCATATTCTGTCTTGCCAAGCGCAGTTGCAGCTGTTTCCCAATTATCTCTTGTAAAAATGATTGTGTTATTGATTATCCTAATTTGCTCAGGAGAAAAAGTTCCGTTCGCGCCGTCAAACTCTTGGTCGTACTTTCGTCCAAGGATACCACTCTCATCGATAATAAACGACTGAGAAGCCAAGCTCGCTTGCATCGCCCTTAACGCCCTATCTAACGGATATTCTATTAGGCGCGTGATTTGTTCTTTGTTACGCGAGTAATCGGTCAAATTAGACCAGTTTGCGGACACAGTTCGTGAAGTCGAGGACGAATCCTTGATGAGGTCGGCAAATGTCATCGCCGTATCTCCGGGCTTCGATGCGTTAGAGAATGTCATTGTAAAGCTATCCGCTACATCTAAATCGTACTCAATAGACATTAAAGCAGGACGATAATGAACCCCGTCAGTCTTTTCGATAGTAATAGTCTTGCCGAGTGCCAGCTCATTCGTAAACTGTCTAAACTCGTACATTTTAATGAAGTTAATTGCGTCAACACTCATCTCAAATTTGGGTTGAGCGCTTTTAATTAAATCAACCTTTCCAGCCGCCATCAACTCTTTAGCAAGGTCTATGCGTTCCGCCATCGTAGTTGCGTCGTGCGTTGCGATATTATCGTTTGTATATTCGCCTTCTATCCAGTAATTTGAAAGTTCATTATAAAGCTCGTTACTCTTTCGCTTGATGAATTTTTGGATGTTACACAACTCGCTTATACGTTCCATTTCTTGCGTTGTGCTATCTATTCTTGTGCTAACAGCATTAAGCTCTGTAACGAGTTTGTTGGTTATGTAACTTTCCCAAAGGTCGCACCAGCCACCTACGCCAGCTGTTTCTTTATAGGTTGTAAATCTGTCAAATCCGGAAACATAGTATCTGTACAAAGATACAATTCCGTCTTCGCTTGCGACAACCCTGTAACGTACTCCGTTGTAAACAAAATACGAATTTGATGTAAATCTTAGTGAGAAGCTCCCGCAGCTTAACTGATAGGAATCAACTGCGCTTGTTTTATAGACCACAAACGTAGTGTCAGCCATCGTAATGAAGGCAGTTTTTGACGCCCACACGTTGCCCGTATTGTGTATAAATGATGCTGGATTACCGTCGTTATCTTTTGCGATTTCAACAACGGTGCTGATGTTTAGCTTACAATAGCTGCGGGTGTCGCCATCCATAAAGTAAAGCGGAACCTCAACATCATCCATACCAGTTTCTTCGTCATAGTAGTTTTGTATTAATGTTTCAGCGGCGCCCCTCGTTCCGTTATCAGCAAACCAAAACGTATAAACCCCATCGTCGCCCTTTGTCATACTTGGCATATTTACATGACCAACTATAATCGACTTATCTGTAAACGGCGTGGTGTAAAAACTTGTTTGAGGCTTGATACTTGTGGCGCCGACAATAACTGTTTCTCCAGTGATAGTACCAGCACCATCAATGTCCTCATCCTCTTTATTGATGTATTGATCGCGCGCAACCTGCATATCTGTAAGTTTGAGGTTTGATGCGCGTATCGAATCATCCAACGTCGCCTTATTTATGTAGAGAGATTGAAGCGACAAGACTAAGCTCGCGTATGTATCCTGCCACTTGTCGTACTCTACCTTCCATTCGTCCAGCGCGTCAATAAGTTCTTTCGACATCCAAGGGTAGTCTATTGTGCCGTCATCGCTTTGCTTCTTCTTATAATACTCGAAGTCAACGATATAATTAGTACCCATAGGGTTTACGGTACGTATGTCAAGATTCCCGCCGTTGCAAGACATTACTGTCACAATATCCTCAGCATTTTCCTTAATGGTAAGGGTATTCATGATATTGTCAAAAGACAAATAGATGTCTGTCGGTTGTGTTATAGCATCAAGAGTTTTAACTTTAATTGTGTGATAAAGGAAGTCGAACTCAAAGATAACTTCAAACGCCTTCTCCACCTTGTTTATAATAAAATCGTATCCATTTAAGCCATCGTTCGCCTCGAAGCCTCTGCATACGTTTTCGTAACCGCTTGCAGACTCATACATCGCACTATAGCTTGCAGACTTAAATTTAAGAATGGGGTCAATATAAACAATTGTCCACTCAATCTTATCACTGGTTGGCTCAACGTCTGCTGATAATAAAGAAACTTTTACGCCAGCTTGCTGATACAACTGACCAACCACAGACGGCATTGCTGCCATATTGCCGCTATTATACTTTTCGTCCAATGGGTCGTTCGGATTATAAAACATATATACACGTTCTTCTGTAACGAACCCACGATTCTTGAGTGCGTACTGATGCGAACGTGCAGTTACTTCCTTTTTGTATGTATCGCCCGTAATAGTTTCGTTTGCGGTTTCAATCTGGAACCAACCTATTTTTTCAACAAAAATCAAACGTTTAGATTCCACTAAAGCGTAACTCTCTTCGGCTCCCTTAATTTTAGGAACGGTAAAAGTTAAATCTGATAAATCGTTAAACCGTAAAACTAAGTGCCTATCTTCTGCATTCAAAGCGCAAATAGGTCGCCTGTCTGGATTACACAAGTACATATTTGGGCTTTCAACTTTCTTGTAGTAATCAAAACTACTTATCATACCTTACCTCCTATTGTATTAAAAGCTTATTTTTACATATCTTGGACAAGAAATCGTTACTGCTCCGTTCGCGCGAATTTTTAAGCGATTTTTTCCGCGAAGAACTCGTAACCAATTCTTGCTAAATTTTTCAAGTAGATTTCTACCCTCTCCGGTAATAATCTTTAACTCGTTATCGACAATATACGTTGTGTTGGGATTTAAGCCAGAAAAGGCAAACTCCCTCGTGCTATTGTCGGTAATATTTATAATTGATACTGTACCATCCGAAGTATCAAACTCCACCTTTGGAAAGATGTATGTATCAATGTTGTCAGAGTCATTATATAAATCAACACTTTGAAGCTCGCCTTGTCCAAAAACGTTAATCTCTATCGGTTTACCCAAAATGTAATTAGAATCGAAAGTTGCTGATAAGTTCAACCCCACACAGCGTCCCGAATGATAGATTAAACTTGTCACAGTGAAGATGCAGTTATAGGTTAATTCGTCAAACCCCGGCTGCATTATAACTAATGGCTTAAAGCCTCTGCGAGCATCCAGCCATATTAAAACTTCTCTTAATATTTCCTCGTGAATCTCTTCTTCGCTCACAACCGAAAAGTTAAATGTCGGCGGGCTATCGTATGTTCTGTCGAGATAGTGAAATTTATTAGATGTCGCAGACTTTGCGACTTCAATGGTTGGAACAATATATGATGTTTCTTCTAACGCCGCGCCATCAAACGTCGCTATCTTCAATCCATATTTTTCTGAATATACACCATCGTAGGTGAATTCTGTTGCGGTCAACATCCTTTGCCCTCCTTTATTTTTTTAATGTTAGAGAGCAGACTAAAACAGCCTGCTCTCTTTGTGTGTTAGTAAGTTTTTTTGTACCCAGCTCTCGCCAACGCTGTCTGCATATCTTTCCCTATCTTTGCAACAGCTTGATCTACGAGAGCCCCTAATTGAGGTAAAGTTTCTTTATCTACGTTCCCGCACTTTATCTCTACAAGCGGTGAGTTGTTGTTAATAACCGCCTTGCCGTTACCATCGTATGCAATCAGGCTTGGCAAGATTGTTTTCATAAAGCTATCCATCTGGTGAGGAGTTACAACAAGCTCCCCTTTGAGGAGCTTCGCAAACTCTTCGTTGCTCTGTAATGCAACCATATTGCCAACAAATCCACCGTCGTGGTGCTTCGCGATAGTATAGCTTCCATCACTGTTTGGTGTAAAATCAATCTTAAACGTGGAAGCAAGGTTTTCTATCTCGGCAATAATCCTATCAATTTGCTCTTGCAAGAATACATTGTAGGCGTCATAGTCCTCATCAAGCTGAGCTGTCAAGTCTTTAATAGCCTTGTCGAGTGTGTACTCGTCCAAGTCCTCCTGCGCTTCGCTTAATTGTTGTTGTAAGTCTCGTACTTTTGCTTGACCAGACGCTGATTTATCGAGCATCGCAAGAGATAACTGCGTTTGCAAATCTGCAACACTCTTTTGTTTCTTGGCAAGCTCTTGTTGGTATTTTAATTCGTCTTTATAAGTTTCGAGCAAATCTTTACGAATATCTATAAGCTCTTTATATTTGTCTTCCTGTTCCTCAAGCGCATCTTGCAATTTTTGTAGACGCTCGGTTTCATCTTCAAGAGCTTGCTCCCGCAACAGCGTTGCCCACTCTGTGATTTTGGTATTGAGGTTTTCTTGCGCAACCGCAACGTTATTGGTAGCCGTCGCATAGTCCTCGTCGTCCGCAGACATCTCACCTAATATCTTTTGTGCTTCGGAGAGCTCATCGGCATACAGTTGTATTTCGTCTCGCGCCATCGCGTTGAGAATTTGAGACTTAGTCTTATCAGCCCATTGATTTGTAAGCTGATATCCGACACCATCAACATAATTGAAGTATTTTGATAATAGCGTAGGATAGCCTTCCGCATCCTTATCAAGAATCTTCGCTATGTTGTCCATAGAAATAACACCAGTCTTGTCAATATCTTTAAGCCCATTGATAAGGCTGTTGAACTTATCTTGCATTATGTCTATATCGTCAGTGAAAGTAATTTTGGTTTTAGGCTCTAAACGATGTCTTAACTCTTTAATGCTCTCAATTAGCGCGTTTGTAGAATCGGTATCACCGTCAGTGTACGCGCCTATCTGTTTAAGGTAATCCAAGAACTGTGGAGCTGCCGCGGCAATGGCGTCCATAGACACGCCCTGCGAATCAGCGAGCTGTTGAAGTTTCTCCACCTCAGACGAGAATCTTGAATCAGCGAGTACTCTTTTCCATGTTTGAGCAGCATTACCCGTCTGGAGGTTGTAGCTGTCAATCATCCGATAGTATTGTGCTAAGTACGGATCGAGGTCAGCATTATCGCCGAAGTCAAATCCATCGAGCATTTCTCCATATTCTTTCAAAGTGCTCGTAATAAAATCCTTGTCTTCTTGTGAAGCCGCTTGATAATTCTTTAGAATGTCGTTGAACTTCTCTTCATAGGTGTCTGAGCCCCACGCTATTCCTTGATGTATGAACGCCCACGGTCCGATTAAGAGCCACTCATACCAAGGTGCATCATCTACTGTGTGCGTGTCATTATATTTGCCAAGGGCGTTTGCCGCATCGGTTGCAGCCTTTTGCTTTGCCTTTTTCGCCTCTTCTTCCTTCATCGCCTCAACGGCTTCAAGGTTAGCTTTTTGTTCCTCGAGATATTTAAGCTCTTCTTTGTCTACAAGCGTTATATTATCTTTTTTATTGATTTCGTCAATCTTTTTCTGGATTTCTTCGAGCTTGTCTTTAACTTGGTCAAGCTCATCTTCGGCATCTTTCCACGAATCAATTGACTCTTGTGCGGCTTCCTTAAGTGTTTCATATGAAGGATTGAACGATTCAATTAAGTCAAATATACCCTTAACAACTGCGATAACGGCTGTAATTGCGAGTAATATCCAGCCTATCGGATTCGTTGCTTCAAAACTCTTAACAGCAGCATCCACCGCCTTTATTCCCAATATTATTGCTGTCGCGACTATAGAAACAATGCCTACAATGATTTCTGCAAATCCCTTCGACTTCCCTTCGAGGGATGTCATTAAGGTGATAATAGTTGTAAGCAAGATGATGGGAGCGTTCTTTAATAAGAACTTTGCCATCGCAGCACCTATCTTGGTAAACATAAGCTGAGTTGCAGCCGCCACACTTCCCTCTGCGGCAATCACCGCCTTAGCTTGTGCAATAAGACTAAGTACAGCAGGTTTTAATTTGTTAATTGCTGCTATAATGCCAATAATGGCAGCGGCAGATATCGTACCTTTAACGGCAAAGCCATTCCCGAGTGAAAATATTGCATTTAAGACCTTCGCTATTTCGGTCAGCAATGTCGTGAAGAATTTTACAATATCACTATCAAGTAAACTGGTGGAAAACTCTTCCCACGCCGCTTTGAGCTGATTAGCTCTACCTTCAATAGAGTCTATATATACTTCTTGCGCTTCTTGAAGTGAGCCCACTCCTTTGGCAGCATTATCAACAACACTTGCGGCATCATTCCAGTTTTGCATAATACTGTAGAAGGCATTTTGCTGTCTTGTGCCAGCAAGCATATCCGCTATAGCGGCACGCTCAGAATCGTTAAATGTATCCCACTTTTGAGCGAGATCTCCTAAAATCGCATATGTAGAGCGCAGTTCACCATTCGCGCCTGAAATTGCAACTCCCAATGCACGCATTTTTATATCGAGATCCGCCGTGGATAAAATGCTGCCAGCGTCTTCACCGAGTTCCTCAAGTTCTGCTGTGCTCGCTGAAATACGAGCAGCAATTGTACGCACTGCGGTTGAAGCCTTACTTACATTTTGCAGTGAAGCATTCGCAGCTGTTACAATGCCTATAGCCTCTTGTAATGTATTGCCGTTTGAAGCCAACGCGCTCGCAGCATTGTTCATTGCCTCTCCAATTTCAGCTTGTGAAATAGCGAAGTTATTACCCACCCATATCATTTGGTCTAAAACTTGCTCAAGACCGTCAGCACCGATATTATAGGCTTTCAGAATACCCGTGATGTTTGTTGTGGCTTCGTTTACATTGACGCCAGAAATATTAGCGTACATCGTTGTTTTCTTTGCGAGAATTTGTGCATCATCTAAACCAAAGCCAAGCCTCGCATAGGTGCTTGTAGATTTAGTGAGGTCAACCATACTGGCGCCTATTTCTTTTGCGGACTTCGCAATACTTTTTGCAGTCGCATCCATCTCTTTAGATGTTGCGCCCGTAATAATTCTCAATTCGGTCATTGCAGCATCTATCTTTTTCACATTATCATAGACCTGCTTCAATGCACGCAACAAAGTAAGTAAGAGCATCTGTGCTATACGCTGTACGACACGAGAGTTGAATGCTTCCTTAATTTTATTACCGAGCGTGTCAGTTTCACGTCCAATCTCTTTAAGACGTGCCTGCGCATTTAAGAATTCAGTATTTAATTTTACAACTTCATCTTTGGTAACGCCACCCTCTTGATTAAGAGCTGCTTGCACTTTTGCGTTAAATTCGTCAACAATTTGAGCTGCCTCTTTACTGCGCGCAATTATTTTATCGAACCCGTTATCTACGTAAAGCGACTGTGCCTTAACGCTCAACTTAGCGAGTGCCGTCTCATTTGCCATAGTTGGTTCAGATGCAGAAGCCTGCTGCGCCTTGTATGCCTTTTTGAGCGCGCGTTCTAATGATTTTGCGCTCTTAACTCGCTCATCGTCTTTACCTAACAGTTCTTGTAATTGTGCGAGCTGTTCTTTATACGTTACATTGAGTTCCTTCGCTTGGCGGCTCAGCAATGTACCGTTAACGGTTCCTTTTCTTTCTTCATCTGAAAGTTTCAAGAGCTTAGCCTTTGTTTGGTACAGCTTCTCAAGCGTCTTTCTGAGTGACTCGTAAGTAACCTCTTGCTTCTGCTCTTCACCCTCGTTGGAGGAACCACCATTTTGTTGAGCTTCGGCTCTGACGTTCGCTCTGATGTTGATGTTTAATGAGCCGAGCGTTTTATCGAGCTCTTTCTTCAGCGAAGATAATTGGTTTTTGAAATAGGTTTTGTTTATGTTAACCTTAAGTTGGATTTTACTTGCAATATATTCTAACTGCTCTTTAATGAGCGCACCCGATGAACCAGCCTGAAAACCTTTACCACCGGCTACACCAAACTTAATGCCAATTATATTATCAGCCATATTCCTCCTCCTTTTTTAATATTAAAAAACTCGCGTGTGCGAGTGTTGTCTTCAATGTTATGTCTCGGAACATTCTTTGTAATCTCCAAGAAGTTCTGCTCTTGCTATCCCTTTACCAGCACCGTTATTAAATTCGTTAACTGCTTGGATTAGGAAGTCGCTACCCTCTCTTTCTTTACGGCTTCGTACATCACCGTGATTGCCGTATTTGGTTATCCACCACCCGTAAACATAGTTGCGCGCATTATAACCTTTCGCGAACAATAGGACTATATTGTGCAGCACAGGGTCATCGCCGTCTAAGTACAGAGAATCTCTTTCCAGTGAACCCTCTCTAAATGATAATTCTAACCGCCAAAGACCATCACTGTCCATGTATGGTTTTTGTACCACTATATCATCAGGTGTTATAGACTTAATAAGAGCGTTAACGTGCTTATATAGAATGTTTTTCATCTGCTCGCCGTATGTCGTTAACATAGCCGTTGGATCTGTGTCGACATACTCGAGACCAGTTTTCTTTTTAATTGCTGCCTTGCCCGCGGGGGACTTGGCGTATTGCTCAATGAGTTTATTGATATAACTTTCTGTAATCATTTTGTCCTCCCGTTGCAACACAGAACAAGGGCTGGATGATTTGTCCTCACCCAGCCCACTCTGTATCAAACTATTGTTTTATTCGTCGATAGTCCAAGTCTGGACTTCATTCCATATTTTGTCTACAAATGAGTTGCCTTTTAACTTTTTATATTGCTTATAAAGCTTTTCCAAGTCTTCATATTCGTAAAGCCGCATCCGACGTTCTTGATAGTGCTTGTAGTAAATCTCCGTAATCCTATCCCTCAACAAACATCTGTCGGTTTCTTGCCCACGATAGCGACCAAAAAGCCACGCTCTGAATGGTTTACACACTGATGTTAAGAGGACAATAGCAGTACTCGGTATGCCTACTACAAGGCTTATGATTTGCAATGTTTGCAACATTCTGCTCTCCTCTGATATACCCCCTTATGGCATATCTAATAAATTAAATATTAACCTTGAACATCCTTTTTGCCGAGTAAACCGGTGATTATATCCTGCAACGAACCCCCCTTAGGCATATCCTTGATTTTTGACACTATCTCGGTAATGTCTTCCTGTGGAATTCTGCCCTCAAAGTCTTTGAGTACGCCGCCAATTTTGTCCATGAGAGAGTGCATATCCGTCTTTGTAACGAGGTATTGTCTGTATGTATCGATTACTTTGTTTGCGGCGTCGAATATATCTTTAACCTCATGCTCGCCGACTATTTGCACTACGTCATCATAGAGAGATGTATAATTCAAAACCAGCCACATATCATCCAACTTTGTCGGAAGTTGTAAGTCGGTAAAGTATTTAGTGACTGCATACTTCTGAAGAAGAGTTAAGAACTCCGGTACATAAGTATTTACCGAATCTTTGCCATCCATAAAGACGCCGTCTATGATTTCTCTTACCATCTCAGTTCTTTTCATAAATGGCAATACGGGGTAAACTTTAACGACAAGTTCTTTTTCGCCCTCGCCGTACTTAAGCTCCGTAACCTTTGGGGCGGACGCTTCAACGAACGCCTTGATTTGTGCTGTGTTGTTATTTCCGTTTTTTGTGTTTTTCATTGTATTCCTTGATCTCCTTTAATTTCTGCGCTTTTTCTTTTTTGCGCTGCTTTCTGCCTGTCTTAATTGCCTCATACGTAGTCCACCCTCCGTCAATTTTTGAGAAGCCTATCCAGACGTAATCAAGATCTGGGTAGATGTACCAAAACATTTTTCGTTTTAGTTTCGCTACGTTATCTGGACATCCTTTGATGTCAATAACAGTTTCTTTGCCGTCTTTATCTACTGTATAAAAATCTGCCTTATACTCAATCGCTTGTACTTTTTTTCCGCCACGAGTAAATGCAGGTTGCAAAATGTATTTTTTTTGCATTTCGTAATGTGCAATCTCGCCACGCTCAACAGCTGGTAAGATGACATCGCGATAGTATTTCATCTCAACAGCACTATCAAAAACAATGCCGTTATAAGTCCTATCGTAAGTATTTTTACCTACGTTGAATTTTGTTCTGTCGTCCATATTCTCTAAAGTGTAGAGTTATAGCCGCGACTCAAATGCCGCGGCTATCGCTCATTGTAAATATTGTTTATGGATTCTCGGTGCCTTCGCCCTCAGTACCGTCACCCTCGCTGCTGGTATCTCCACCATCTGAGTCGGTACCAGGGTCTTTGTCGCCGCCGTCGGGATTGGTGTCGGGGTTGGGAGTTTCGCTGCCCGCGTCCTCTTTGTTGTCTTCGGATACGGGGTCTTTGTCGCGCTTGATATCAACAAAGTTCTGTTCCTTATCTTCGGCAAGTTGGAACTCGATGTCGATGCTTACAGGGTCGCCGGAACCGTTGTACGTGATGTTGTAATTCGGTTTAACGAGCGCCTTGTATGCAATGACGTGTTCGGTATAAATATTACCGTCCTCATCCTGCCAAACCGTGTCGCCGTCGATTTTGTAGTAACGGAACTTCTTCATCTTTCCGTTGAACGAAGCTACGCCGCTTTCGTCGGTAAGCTTTTGACCGGAAACCAAATTCATAATTCCGTTGTCGGTTACTTGCGTGGAAACCTTCAAAGTTCCCTCAAGAGGGTCTTTGAAACCTATCATTTTTACGTGCCCCTGACCACCGGTAGCCCACGTAATATCGCCGGTAATTTCAAGGCTAACTTCGTTTGCGAAATCGATGACCATCGTATCGTTCTCATCCGCTATGTTTGTAAGTTTTAAGTTCAAACCGTAGCGGTTAGCCATTTTAATTGATGTGCTCATATTATTTTTGCTCCTTTTCTAAATTTGTTATTGGTTTTAACCATGCTTGGAAATCGAAGTCTTTTCCACCGTGGTTGCTATAAGCCATTTCACTTAAATCCATAGCTCGTAAATATCCATATTGGAAAAACTGATCGTATAACTGAAACACAGTTAAGTCGTATATATTCAATAGCGTGTATCCAACAGATGCACAGCTTAATTTAGAGATAATGTTGCTAAGCTGCATACGCTTGTCTGGCGTTGGCTTCGTCGCCTCTTGCTTCAGATGTTTTTGCGTTAGTTCCCATAAGGACTGCGCTTTTTTTGATGAAAATTTTGCAGGCTTTGCCGAACGCCCCAAGTTTATGTAGTTAACTTGCAGCATCATATCTCTCACGTCATCAAAGTTGTCGCGGTTGATGCACCCTACTTCGTCGTGAATATTTTTTGATTTGGTTACAAAGCCGCGTCTTGCTTTATCCCATTCCAACTCCTCGTCAAGAAAAAAAGCCATTGCACTCTGCAATAGCTGTCTCGTTGGATCGAGTAATGTTACGGCATCGAAAGCATTAAGTTTATCTGCATTCTCCAGCGCCTTCAAAGTCTTGCCGGTAGACATCTTCATAAACTTAATTAAGTCTTCCTTTTCCCAACTCAAAATATTTAAGTACAAATTATAAGTCCACATACCGATACCTTGTGTGGGCTTCAATTCGTGCAACAGCGGAGACCGTATATGCCCAATGCCTTCGACGGGTATTGAGTCACCGCTGATTAAATCCTCATAGCTAAATTTCACTCTTTAATCTCCACGATGTTGAAATCGGGAATTTCGTATTCTATCTCTCTTATCGTAAAACTGTTTATCGGTGTCACGGTTTTTACGGAGCGTAGTTTTAGCGCGCCAAGTCCAAGAAACTCGGAATTGTTCAATACTCTGTCAACAAACCTAACAAGATTATCTCTGCGATTTCCTCTTATTCCCTTAAAGATTTGTCTATTAAGAGCCATATAGTTCTTATGGCAAGCAACCGATACATACAAGCGAATATTCTTCATCGTCTTGTTGTCTACACGATTAACTTCCATTTCAACCCAAATGTAGGCAGAAGTGCTTTGTACTGTGTCGTCTACGTACTGATAGTCCTTAATGAACTCATCGGTGGCTTTATCGGCTTCATCTTCACCGACCTTATCAAAGGCTGTGTTAGTAAGTAATCCCGTACAGTATTTATCCTCAGCAATGCGGAGCATAACTTTTGATGGATACTCTACAATTTGGTCTAAGTAAGTTTTTGCCATATTAAGTTACCTCCACATTTATTTTTGCCTCGATGTATTCACCTGACAAGCTGGAACATTTGAGAGTAAACATTGAGCCGATGAGGCTATCATCTTCCTTTACGCTTACTTTACACGTTGCGCCGCTCGCGCTGATTGACACTCCACTGCCGTCAAACTCGATGCGCCACTCTGCGTCCTCTGGGGCATCTATCGTGTCGCCGCTTTCTTTGTCGATTGCGACAAGATTGTAAGTGCGCCCGCTCCCAGCCTTAATACTTTTTCTTCCTTCGATTGATAGCGCTCCTTTAATGATTGGCTCTATTGGTTCTTCGTCTCCGTCGCCGTCCTCGCTGTCATCTCCCCCTTCATCAGTGTCACCCTCATCTGGTGGCGTTATTGGTTCATCGGGTTCTTCGTCTTCGGCAGGCTTCTCTTTGTAATCGCAAATGAGTTCCTCAATATTGTCGGCGTCTGGATTATATGAGTCGTCGTTGATGCCAAACACCATTAAGTGGCTGCCCTCTCCGAAGTTGCGGCTCTTAATGTCTATCCACTTAATCTTGCCGACTTCCATAACTTCTTTGCCGCTCTTATCGTATATTATACTGATACCAAGACGCTTATCAATAAATAGTGCACGGCTCTCATCGTCTAATGAAATATAACAATTGAAGCTATTATCTGTAACTTTAATAGCTTTGTCATTGCCGTTTGAATATGAACCATCGTCGAGAATAGCATATTTGTGGATAATATTAAGCTCGAAGTCTTGGTAACAAAATGTATGGTTACACATCCAAAGTTCACCATAATACATACCGAACTCATCAACATACATCTCGACGCATATCCAATATTCATTGAAGACTTTAACTAAGTCACCTATGTAGAGTCTGTCGCCGGGGATAACTGTAACGTCGCATTTGTTCGTATCTTTTCTGGTCGCAACTATTGGCTGTGGTTCGCCGTTAACTTCCGCGTCTTCTTGATATGCGGGAGATTGTTGTATCGTTTCCGCAAAACTTTCTTGCACATAGTTTTGCTCTTGGCATTTTTCTTGTTCTAAACCGCAAGCCAACCAGCGGCGATATAATTCAAGTTCATCATTTGCCATTCTTCTCCCCTCCGTATTGCACGCAAAGATTATCGATATTACGTGTTGAGTTCAAGATAATCTTTCTCCACTGCTTGAAGTCCACGGAATGGCTGTTGATGTATTGTAGATTGTTTACTACGTATAGGTATTGTTTTTGTGACGCAAGGATTGGAAATGTCTTCATTGCGCCCGTTAAATTTATGATAAGCGATTCGATGTACTCACTCATATGGTTGTTAAGACCGCTCATTTCCGATTCTTTCATCGGAAGTAATTTGAATACATCTCCTCGTAAACTCGATAGAAAATTCCTTAACTGTTCCATTTCTTCACCTCACACCTTCAAAGTATCAAACGAGCCGTATCTAAAAGAGTACGTGTTGATGCGACCTCTGTATTCTTTTTCTATCTCGTCGCGAAGCGTTCTTATTTCTTTTAGCAAGTTTGCGGGAGAATACGATGTATAATCTTTGTTGTGTATCATATTCTTCAGGTGCTGTCTGTTCAACGCTTGGGCGCTCAACCAATGGAACGCAATTCCAAGCGAGAGTATCTCAATGATTTCGTTGTCCAACTCTACGTTAAACTGTTCCTTTCCTAAATCGTAATCATTCAAATTTTCTTTGCACGAGTGTTGAAAATCGACAATCGATGACAAGAGATACTTTTGCAACACAGCTTCTTTCATATCTGTGCAGCAGGGGCTAAGAAATGAATAGTCAGTAAACTTAAACAACGCCCTTCCGTAAATCTCCTCAAACTTTGTAGGCATACTTCACCCCTTTAATTGTTTACTTGAAGCTCACAGTCAAGAGCTTTTTCAAATGCCTTAATCTTCCTACGAGAGTCGAGCGTACCGTCTTTGATGAAACCGTTCAGCGCAACGACAAGATTTTGTTTTGCACCGTCGCTCAGCGTTGCAACCTTTTCTGCGATATCTGCATCCGACCAACTGCATGCTTCGTCAAAGGTTGTTGGATCGATGAAGTTCTTGTAGTAGGGTTCGATTGCGAGCGCCTTATAGATATCCGCTGGTTTCGCCTTGCAGTCTGAGTCGTCGGCTACGCCAACGATGACCAGCCACTGATTTTTGAAGTAACCAACGTCTTGCGCTTTGATTGTTTTCAGGTCGGACATCGACATAAACTGTACGTCGCCGATATGCCCCCAGACGAATGTCTCTTGGCTTCTTGGATTCTTATAGCACAATACGCCGTAGAATCCGCTTTTTACTTTAATTGACACGCCGTCCTCGATTTTGATAGGTTTTGGCTGTGGTTTAGTTGTAGTCTTTCTTTCTTCTGACATTACCTTGTTCTCCTTATTTTTCAAAATTAAAAATGGGCAAGCGCATACTAAGACACGCCTGCCCACTTATTTTTTTTCGTTCAGATTAGGCGCTGAACGTGAATACGCCCATAGCTTCGGAGCACGCAACACCGACGCCCATAGGTTGCCCGTAAACGTACTCTTTCGTCAAATCTTGATTGTCAGCAGCCTCGCCCTCAAGCATGAGCCCTTCGCCCTCGTTTACAACCTTAACGGGCTTGTCGCCGCCGGCGATAACGAAAATCTTGTTATCGTTCATAGCGAATTTGGTTGTGCCGGGTTTGTGAACCTGCCTCAAAGCAACCATGTCGTTGCCGTTGAATTTGCCGAAATATCCCATGTTGTAAAGGTCGCTCTTTGCTTCGTCGGAAAGAACCGCGTTGGGAACCTTACGAAGAGCCGCTTTTGTTCCGTAGAGACGAGCGGTCTTGCCGGTAGCAGCTTCGATGTGCGCGATGAGATCTAAGAGCTTGTCTTCTGCGCCCGCAACGTTGGAAGCAACAACGTAATCCGCGTTGAGACCTACGGTGTTTGTCGCGATTGCGTCGATAGCCTTATAGGCATCCGCAAGGATTTGCTGTTTGAAAGATTTCGCGAGACGGTCAACGAATGTATCGAACGAGATACGTCCTGCAAGCAGGCGGTTCAATTCCTCATACACGCGCGCAATCTTCATAGAGGTTTTAACGGTAACCCTCTGAGACTCGTCAATTCTCTGGCGTCTTACGCCCTTGATACCGGCAGCCGCGTCTGCAACTGCGAAAAGCGATTTGCCTTCAATCTCGAATTCCTGCTCGTCGCCGTCTGCGATATTTCTGTAATCTACGAGAGAGAAGATAACGTCTTCGTCTTTGAATCCTTCGTCGATTATCGTGGGGATAAGTTCCTCGATAAGCGAGTAGACCTGACTTCCGCGATAGAAGTTCTTGATGTTGATTTTGTTCGAGCCGCCGTTCGCTTCGATAAGCGCGTTACGGATTGCATCGGAAGTCTGACCTTTGGTATAATTTTCTTGATATGTGCCCTTAACGGCATCAATCATAACTTGCAAAAGTTCCATTATGTATTTTCTCCTTTCTTATTTATTTTGCTTAGGCAACTTCAATAACGATGTAATCGCCTTCGATTGCCATGATTTTGCCAACCGTGGTAGAGCCGCTCGTTGCAGTAGCCACAACCTTAAGCTTCGTGCTTGCCTGCGTCTCTACGAGCGAGCCGACTGCGGGTGTTCCCGCAAGTGCCTCTTTGGTTACCGAAAAGATATCGCCGGAGGTCAAGCGGTAGCAACGGATTGCTTCGCCCTTTTTGTTGATGAATTCGCCGAGACCGTAGTAATTCTTGTCCTTAACCACTTCGGGCGTAGCGACAAGATAGAGGTCACGCAGTTTCGTGTTCGCGGCAGGTGCCGTAGCCTTTTTGAGTTCTCTCTCACCATCAAGGTAAGCGCCGAGAGTAACGACGTTTCCGTTTTCGATGTCTGCCTCAACGCTGCCGTTGTAGAATTTGGCAGAAGCGAGGTCTTTAGCAACAGTTGTTCCCGACATATTATCGGTTCTTACATAAGCGTACATATTGTTTTCTCCTTATTTCTTGATTTATTTTTTTGGAGCAAGGTAACGCGACATAAATTCGTCGTACTCGCTCTGCTTTGTTTTTGCTTCAAATCCAACGGGAATGCGAACTTTGTCAAGAGGTTTCTTAACAATAGTACCTGCATTCTTGCCGCGAATGGCATAAAGTTTTTCTGTCAATGATTCGACGCTTTCAAACGTCATAGCATCTTTGACAACCGCTTTATATTCGTCAACTTCTCCAAGGTCGGAGAACTGCTCTATAACCGCGGCGTATGACTGCCTTTTGTCTTCTTGCAGTCTATCGGTTTTATACTGCACAAGTTCCGCAAACTGTGCTCTTTCTGCCGTAAGCTTTTCTTCGTCTGCCTTTGTCAACCAGACTTGTCTTACCTTTTCGTTGCGTGCCATATCGATTATGGCTTTTCCGTCCGAGATTGCATAAGGGATTCTTATCATTCCTCTTTCCTCAGCAACTTCTGCGCCGGCGAAATGGAAGCAAGAGTAGACATAAGTGTCGTCAAAATCAACAAGACAATACCATATGTAGGACTTCTCATCGTGCATTTCGTAAGCTCCAAGAGCTTCGCACAGCACACGACGTTTTTCCTCGTATGTCAATTCAACCGAAAACTTCAAAGGTTCTTCGTTGGTAGGTTCCGCAGCAGGTTCTGCGGCGGGTTCCTCTCCGTTGTCAGAAAATGTTTCCGTTGTCTGCACGGTGTCGCCGGCAGGTTCGCCATCCTCTGTCATACCTTCAGTAGGCTCGCTGCCTTCCTCGGGTGTTTCCGTTTGATTGTCTTGAGAATATACTTCTTTAATCTTTTCCCTTAATTCATCTTCCGTCATCTCTTCCGCAACTTCAAAAGACAAAACTGTATCTTCAGCCAAGCCGAATTCAAGTAAAATCTTTTTGATAGTTTCAGTATTCAATGCTTCTTTTCCTCCTTTCACGACGTCAACCGCCGAATAACTTTTTGCCAACTGCTCTTTGAATTCCGCAAACAGTTCAATCCAATTCCCTTCGTCAGAGAATTTGTATGGTTCTACTCTTGCAGACTTAAAGCATGGCAAAACATTCTTGCTCGGATCATCACTCTTGCCAAGCAAGCATAATGCCGAGAACTGGAATTTCTTTACTTCTAAGCCATCCGACGTCTTCTTCGTATCGGAAGGCATAATTTCCATACTTTGAGCAAAGTAGATGTCTTCGTTATAGATCGTGTCAAGCAACTCGGGATATCTACCAGTCCAGAGAATGATATCTGCAACCAGATACACATTCTTTGTGCCGTCTGCTTCTTCCACTTCTTCGTAATGAACATTGTCTTGTTGCGGAACTACACCATACGGAACTGTAACCGATTTGAATTTGTATTTGCCGTCGGCATCTTTCTCAAGTATGATATCGTGACCACCGAGTCTTATCTCACCGTTTTCGTCTATATACAAATGTCCTACAACCGGAATATTAAACAACGTAGGCAAAGCATCATCGACAGATTCCTTCGAGATGATTGTCTTGTTGACATTTTTGCCAATCGCCATCACAAAACACTTGCACAGTGTAAATTGTTCGTTGATTGGTTTGACAGGCTTAATCTTAGCTTTGAATGCAATTGCAATTAGTTCTTTGCGCATTAGCCTATCCTCCTTAGAAAAGTAACGAACCGTCTTGAACAACGATGATTGTCTCTTGGTAATTCTGCTCCCCGCATAAGCCGCGGATTGCTTCTACGAGTTCGGGAGATTCCTCGAAACAAAATACCATTTGGTTTCCGTTAACTTTTTCTTCTATATATGAAAAACCGCCATCACTCAAGGCGTTGGCGATTCTTTCATCGAATAATTTTATAAATTTAGTTTTGCTGTTTTCCATAGTCTACCCTCACTTATTTGCATTAGTATCATCATCTCGCGTTTCTTCTCCTGCATCGCCTAAATCGGTATCATCGCTCTTAGGTCTCCCTGCCTCATCATCGCCGCTCGATGTGTATGAGCTCTTTAAGGGTGTCAATTGGTCAAAGGGAATAAGCTCTTGCTCAAGATAGTTCAAGCCAGAAATATCGCATTGAGGCACGCCAAGGGCTGCCGCGTATTGAGATTTTCCTATACCAAACGAAACCGCTTCTTTATAGTACTTCAAGTACTCCTCTTTGTTAAACACCGTTATGGGTAGTATATTGATTTTGAACTTGCTCGTTCCCACAAACCCAGTCTTCAAATATCTGTTTATTACTCTCTCAACTTGCTGCACCATTCCAAGCACATACGTCTCATCATTCTTGATTGCAAGTTTTGTAACGCCCGAAGTGTTGTTTTCTCTTCCGTGCAATAGACCAGATGTACCGGCGGTTGCCCAGAAGTTTTCTACCGCATTTGCAAGATCGTCTACGTCTGCTACGCCACTCTTGTTTTCAAAGCTAAAAGTATTAAACTCGAATGGAGTGATAGCAAGTCCGACGTTTTCTCCAAGTGCGTTTGCAATATGGGCGTAATACTTTTTGACAATGTTTTCATCCATAGTCGGATTACCTTTATCATCGACTGGTATCTTGCCTGAGAGCATCTTATAATTCTTTAACTCTTTTGCTGTTTCTTGTAGAGCTTCCGTATTTGCCATCGTATATAACGAAGGCATAACCGCAGCAAATGGTGGTATCGTAAAATCCACCAAAGTGCTATCTGCCTTTATACATACAGAAATATCTACTGGCACTTCTTGCCACTGGTCTCCCGTTGCAAGGTAGTCATTGTACATCTTTGTAAACTCCGCTGGATAAAACTCAAGTTTGCTTGCAATTTTGGTCATATCAACTTTGTATAAAAAGCTTCCATCGCATATGGATGTTATCCTGCAATAATCGGGGTCGATTTTTTGGATGAAAGCAGAACTGTTGTCGCTAAGCAAGACGCCATAGAACGCCCCGTCTCGTAAGGCGATGAGGATTTCTTCCCTTAAAATACTTGGTATGTTCATCAGTTCAAGTGACTTAGATACCTTTTGATATTGCTTAACAAAATTATCTTTAACGCCGTTTATGTCAAATCCCAGCGGGGAAATCACGTAAGCACCGGTATATAAACCGGCATAATAGTTCAACAGTCTGTTGTAGTGCATCGAAGCAATGTACATATAGTTCGACGCATCGCGCAAACTCTTCTCGTTAGATGTACTGGTTGGCGATTGCAACCATTTGAGTATGTTCTCTTTCGTATATACAGAATACGAGCGTGATTTTTTTGAAGAAGCGACTTGAGGGTTGTAAGTAAGCTGACGCATTAAAGCTTTCGCAAACGACAACGGCATCTCAACAAATCTTTCTTGTGGTTTGTTGTGGCTTCGATTAGTATAGTTGCGGTTGCGATTGTAGCCGTTAGTATTTTTCGCCATTACCTTCCTCCTCTATAGTTTCTACTGATTTTTGGCGCCCTAAAGTTTAGCACCAATGTTTCTGTGTTGTTTTTGGCTGATTGAGCAGCCTCTCTCTCAATAGTCTTCGCTACGTGAATGTTGTAACTCAAACTACTGTATCTATCCTTTCGCATACCAGATTTCTCTTTTACTCTAATAACATTGTTTTTCGTCTCATATTCCAAATTAACAAGTTCATTGACGAGTAACGTGGTATGTATATAAGGCAATTTGAACTGTAATGATTCGGGCGTAGGCAACGAAGCATAGCCTTTAATGATATTGTGCAAATGCTCATCTGCATCGTACTCTGAAATCAGCAATCTAACTTGACCTTGTCTTAACGCTTCGCGCAATCCAAGCGCGCAAGACGAGTTGAACTCAGGAGCACCTTTAATTGCCCAAATTGATTTTGGGGCGTTTGGTACAGCACATCTCTTTGCTATTTCTTCGTCATTACAGCAAGAAAGCGCGCCATACGTTTCGCCAGTCGATTGGTCATAAATATCTCCCATTAGGGCATCTACAACGCCCAAGCCGAGACCAGTTCTGTCTATGACCAAATAGTCGCAGTCAAACTCTGCAAACAGTTTGCGAATAACAAGAGCCTGCGCCTCTGTACGGAGACCTTCATTGTTTTCCGTATAAACTATATTGTTGATATACCTACCCGAGGGCGTTGGCAGCATTTGATTGATGAAGATTGAAGTAGCGTCGTTCTTGTTTCTGCCAGATGCCATCAATGCAATATCCGCCGAGAGAATTCTTTTCTCGCCCGCCCTTTTGGGTGGTATGCGTAATTGTTTATCTTGATGTTTGCCGATGATGTGACTTGGATAGAACGGATGTTGTATAACCCTATTCTTATCAATCTCGTCAAAACTATATAAACCACTACTTGCCTGAGACCAGAATAACGCGCACATCTCCATATGGAACTGCACCTCATTAAAGTCTGCTTCCGACATTTCATCTTCAACCCTTTCTCTATCAAGTAAGTTTTCCTTAATGGCAAGCTGATACGGCATTGAACAGCAGAAGTAGCTCCTGCCGCGCATCATTTGAACAACATAAGATTGTACGTGCTTATAACTCCAGTGCGCCGCATACCAACAGCTGCTTGCATATAATTCTTTTGTTCTTTCTATTGGGTGATTAGCGTACTCTGGCTTGTCCATAAATCCGGGATGTCGCGGGGATGTCAAGAATTTACGCAGAACGGTATCGATGGTATTCTTATCTACCATTCTGTACTCATCGACAATAAGTATAGTCGCCCTATTGTGTCGCGCGGAGTCCGCTGCTGTAACAACTTTTATAATTGAGCCATTCCTAAACCCGACAAATGACTCGGCTTGGTTGGATTTTATTTCTCCTATCTCGAGCCTTAAATTTGCCGATAGCGGCATTAGTATTGTTTGGATTTTGTCGATAATTTCGATAGCTTGACCACGAGTTTTAGACGCAAGACAAATCGTTGTTCCGGGAAACAAGATGGAATAACACACACAAAAAATCGCAAGCAGAAATGACTTACCGCCACCACGACTTGCGAGATAGATTGAGTTGACTTTTCTAAACATCTCGTTTAGAATTATCTGTTGAAACTTTTTGAGCTTCAGCCCAAGATAATCTCTTGCAAACCTATGCGGATTTGCTCTGTAAAAAGACGCCCACGTGGCAACGCCGTCCATTACCCGCGCCTGCTTTTCTCTTTTGATTTCGGCATCTGTTTGTCTTTCTGCTACTGCTGTCATTCCTTCTTGTCTCCTTTCGCGCTGAACTTTTCAAGAAGAGATATATCGACAGCATCGTCATCGCCGTCATACGCAGGCGGTTTAACCGTATATTGTTCGATTGCTTTTCTGTATGTCTCCTCGTTGTCGTTCTTAATGTCAACAACGTGGCAAAGATGACCAAAGAAGAACGTATCAATGTACTTCTTAATTCCATCAACATCTTCCCACTCTGGCTCTGCCTGTGGTAACGGTCTTTCTTGTTCAAATTGTTTAATCAGTGTACCAAATGTATTTTGGTCGGCAAGATCATCATTTGCATTTTGGCGCGGCTGAAGATTGCACGAAGCAAGCAAGTCTGTGAACGTCTTAGTTGCCTCAGCAAATTTTGCGCCGCCCTGTTGCCCTTTATGGATATTAAGCTGTGAAAGACAGATTGTGCGCAGGAGTTCTTCCTGTGCTTTTGTTTTGCACTCAATACGAGAACGCCAGTCCTCTTCTTGTTCTTCGAGCCACTCATATTCCTCGGGCTTGTGACCATAACCCCATTTCTTGATTATGTCTTTCGTAACAGCAAACCCTTCCTTGTTTTCGGATGAGTCTACAATGTCATTCACTGAGCGTATGCGCACTGCCTCACCCGCCTCGTGACGAACCGTGTCAAGATAGCTTGTGCCGCGGCTGCGTACTTGCTTGGTGTTGAGCTTTGACGGATAAAGTGATACTCTTGAACGACCAGGCTGAACGTGAACAGCCGTCATAGAAGAAGCCTCTAAGTCGTATGGGTAATCAAATATGCCGCACCAATGATGGAGCGCGTGTTCTTCGTTACCGCTATAGAAATCTACAAGAGCGTTAAATATTGTTTCGGCACAACTCTTACAAATTGGCATATAGCCGTTGTTGCCTTGCCATAAGATTGAGCTGCCCGCCTTCAGGAAATTCCCGTCTTGTCTTTGATAACTTTTGCCGCAGCAGGTACAAACATACTCACGAGATGAGTTGCTTTCTTGCACCCTTATCTTTGGCATCTGAAAATCGCCGTTAATCTTAATTGGAGCCTTTGACAATATCTTTGTCTGCTCCAACATATTACCCCCGAGGGGGCGTCCTGTATTTTGTTCTGACATATTCCCTCCTCGTATTCCGTGTTGTCCTTAGAACAAATCATCTACCTCGTCATCATCTTCTCTGACAACGTAGAAGTTAATGGTCGTGCTTGAGTCTTCGTGTCCAAGCAACTGTCTCACTGACTCAACGTCTTTGCCGTCTTCGACAACGGCTTGTGTTGCGCGGCTTGCACGTAACGTGTGCGGATGCACGGGTCTTCCTACAATTGGTGTTATCGTTGTCGTAAACCAGTTGTTGAAAGTCGTTTCTCCAATCTGCCTGATTTGACCGCCGTATTTCGTAACGAACATATACGGGCAATCATCATCGCCGCGAATGCGCAACCATTCTTTCATAGCTTCCATAGCCTCTTCGCCAAAAGCAAGGCGTCTTATCTTTCCGCCCTTGCAGCGAATAGGCTTCGTGTAATACATTTTAATCTCGGTCGTAACGTCATTGCCGTTCTCATTTTTGATTATACGAGTCTTTATAATCGGCTCGAACGTGACCGTATCTTTTGTGAGTTGTCTACTTTCCTCTCTGCGACATCCCGCATCGAAAGTGAACAGCACATACGCGACCATTTGATATTCGCCGCGTTCCTTCAAAACTTCCACTAAATGACGAAATTCCTCTTTGGTGAGAGGAATTTTTTCCCGAACTGTATTCTTCGGTGGTCTTTTTATGGATTTGTTAATGAAGTTTCTAAAAGTCGGGTAATCATCGTGGTAATAGATTTCTATGTATCCGTTCAGCGATGATATTGCCGCTCTCTTGTTATTCGTATCGGAAGATGAACAACCTCTGTTCACCATCCAGTTTTGGAATTTCTTATATTCAAGTGGTTTAATGTCAATCTGCTTTTTGTTTTTGAGATTATCTTTAACCCATACGAACCAAATCTTTAAGTTGGACTCGTAGGCTTTTCTTGACTTAGGAGAAAGCTCTACAGAATCACTTAAAAAAGACTCGACAAGGTTTCTGTTAAACTCGCAGACTTCATTCCACTGCTCTTGCGTAACTGCTTCAAGTTTCTTCATGTGCCCCTCCTATTTTGTTAATCTTCTTTTACGCCAAGCAATTCTGATGGTGTAAACTTTACGAAGTCTCTTTCCGGTGTAACGAGCATTTCGCCCGTACTTGGATGTCTAACATTCTTTGCCTTTGCTTTCTTATGCTTGAAGGCGCCGAACCCCGTAATGACCACATCCTCTTGTTCTTCGTAAAGCAGAGAACCAAGTAATTCAAATGCGTTTCTGCATATTTGATCCGCGTCTTGATATGTAACGCCATACCTCTCTGCGAATTTTCTGCTAAATTGTTTTCTGTTTACCATTTCCTTATATTCCTTTAGTTCATATATGTGGCGATTACTTCAAGCCGATGTCGTACAAGCACTTCACCGGTCTCTCGCGTGTCGTAATAATTACGCATTGCTCAGGCTCGCCCGATATTCTCAAATCTACGCAGTGGTCGTCCGTTCCAACCACGCAACCCATCTGTACAACCTTGACGCCGTACTGGGTGTCGAAAGCATTGTGGTGACGGTGCGCCATAAGAACAGCGTCTGGTTTCGTGCCCGTCATAAGGGTAAAGTTTCTGACTGCGTTCGATGGAGTATCTTTATCGCCGTGTACAAGATAGAACAGTTTTCCGCCTCTTGTCACGAAAGTGTTAATTGAGTTATCAACGTACCCATCTTCGTGAATGGTTACGCTTGGGTTGTTCGCGAACATCATCTTCAAGCAGAATGGAACCATCGCATCAAGTTCTTCTCCGTTAAGATGTTCTGCCTTATTGGGCGACAGCCTTGAGTGATTGCCCGAAACGCTGTGTACTCTTATCTCGGCAAACTCACCCTGTAAGGCAGTGATGAAATCGCCAACGAATGTTATCACCGTCTTAATCTGCTCAACAACGTTTTCGTTGTTTTGCAAGCGAAGATTTGGATGTATGAGCCCCGAAATGTTATCGCCTCCGAGTACAAGTTCGCAGCGCTGACACTTGTGTACTGCTTGAATAGCTTTGATTTCGTCTATGTATTTGCAAAGCCTGCCGCGCAACACGTCAATGTTGTATGTGTTCCACCAGTTTTGCACTTCAATGCCCGCGTGCAAGTCCGATAAGCAAACAATCATATCCTCATCGTTGCTTATGACTGGTGTCTCTTTGTAGTCGAGTGGCTCTATCTGCGCCGCAAGCCCACGCTCAATCACTTCTAAAAATGATTCCCTACGCGCCTGCTCCCTGAGCGACCTTTGATAGTCTGTTCTTTCGTCGCTTAATTTCTGGCGTTCTTTTCTGACCTCTTCTTTTTCAAGGCGCAGTTGTGCGATGTACCCTTCACTCGCCGTATCAACGGCATTCTTTTCTCTGAAGTAGTCTGCTACGAACTGACCTCCGAAGATTGTCTGGCTCGCTTTGCGAAGCGTGTCGCTATGACAATCGATGTTATATTTGGCAACGATTTCCGCCCAATCCATATCGTTAGATCCATTGATTTTGTCCTTAATATCTTTCAGGCAGAGTTCATATTTCTCCCTGTCAAGACCATACTTTTTCAGTTCTTGGTCGATATCAATCAAGTCCTTATCCCTCCTTAATGGTAATCTGGTAACTCCCTACGGGAGTTGATTTTTTCTCTCTTTCCTATACGACAATAAATTTAGAATTTTTTAGTGTCTAAATATGTCGTATAGTAGGGAGTTTTTTGATACCACCATTTTTTGACGGTGTATTTTATTGGGTTATTTTTGTAAGTTTTTTACGAAAAAGTCTCGGATGAAGCGACTCTTTTGAAGGAAAAATCGTAGTATTTTTCTGTTCCTTCTGCATCTTCGGCGAGCATATAAACAGTCTCTTTGCTGTCTTCAACCATCTTCATAAATGTCTCATCTGGCTTGCCGAACATAATCTCAAACATTAGATTTTTAATGGAACGATTCTCCTTCTTCTCAACCTCTTTGAGAACCAGATACATTAAATATTCGTGTGATGACATTTTGCTTATCGCGTTCTCGCACTCTTGTTTGAGTTGAGCGGCTATTTCTCTGGCGAGTTGCTTGCCTGCTTTGTCTTTATCGTCATAGCCAATGTACGTTTCTGTGATGCGTGTTTTGTAGAACTTGATCATCTCGATAATTTTATCACGTACAACGTTGTATGCTCCACTCTTCGCGGCTGGCTTCTTTATAATATCCATTAAGGGAATTATATCTTTGTTTGTGAGCCGCGCTTGACGATAATTTGCGGACGAGATTATTTTTTGCAAGTAGTCCATAGGAGTCTCGAAGTATCTATACATTGTGTCGGGCGGCAGAGCGTAACCATTTTCAGTGGTTATCATTTTGAAGAACATTGGCTTCAATGTTTTGCCGTCCTCTTCTATGTGGTACTTGCGTTTCAGGATGTCTATTTCTTTCCCGCTGTCGATTGTAAATTCCTTTTTTGCCTTGTCAATCTCGACGCCCGACAACACGTCAAGTTTGCAGATGTCCCAGTACAGCTCTTGATTTGCTTCAATGCTCTTACCGTGACACAAGCGTTCCCAGTAAAGGCTATTGAGTTGTTGAGACAGATTGACTATCTCTCCGATTTTGTTTACGCTCGTCCTCACATCGAGATCAGCTTTGTCTTGTGAGTTGTAGTGGCGCTTTGTTTTTTGCGCGCTCACGCAGTTCGTTGGCACAAGGTAAACGTTGTAGTTTTTACGAGCTGTCCGTATGAGTAAATCGTTATCTGTCAACAACATTGTGTCGCTATCCATATCTGCGCCGGAGAGTCTTTGCAGAATGTTCTCCCCTATCGAATTGATGTAAACAATTTCGTTTGTCATATTGAAATATTTATCGATGTTTTCGCTTGCTACATTTTGAGCGAGGAGTATGTTCCCCATAGTAACGTGCGGACTGCGGGAGCCAAGCACCGTCTTTCCGTATTCAAATTTATGGCTATGTATATTACCGACGCCAATCTCGCTGCTACCGTCGAACTGCCCTATCGCTTGCTTTAACAATTCAAGTCCATTTCCGAGGAGCGTCGAGTAGTTGCCGTTAAGAAGAATATGCCCACGCTTGAGGTTGCGGAAGAATCCTTTGACAATATCGTCGCGGAATTCCTTGTACATTTTTGTGCGGCTAAACTTGTCATTGATGCCCAGCAGTTTGAACACAATTTCGTTCTTCGTGGTCATCGAATTTAGTTCCGCATCTTCCTCTTCGTTCTTAAACGCATAGCCGATATGATAACGAAGCACAGCGGGGTCTTGTCGTATGGCGCCCACATAAGCCAATGACGGCTTCAAAAGTTCTTCCACGTCTTTATACGACAGTTGCAAAGTGTTCAGGAGCTGATAGTGACATTGAACCATTCTGCCGCCGAAGAAGTGAGTCTCCTTCTCGTATTTTACAATACCGAATGTGTGCTCGATGTTTGCCAACCAATCTTCGATAGAACCAAACTTCAGATACTTGACGCTGCTTGGTGTGGTGATGAGCTTGACCTGCGAGATGTCTTTCGCGAGAGTGAAACCGTTAAGCTGCTCAACACTCGTAATGCCGTTGTCTGCAAACCACTGCTGGATGTTCGCATTGAACGCGCACGTCTTGAAGAAGCGGTTGCGCAACAAAACCATTCCTTTGCTCGCATACTCGCCGAACATACTCACATCGAGTAGCGACTCGCCGTCCCAGATACAGTTCGTGACATCCACTTCCTTCTCGCTTGCCACAAGCCGCCCGTCTTTCTCTTCGACGGCAATGACTTTGTCTTTGAAACAACTCTCAAAATCGTCCACTATGAGAATGTTCTCTGGCTCGATAATCATTGTGTCGATAATGCTGCTCATCGGTAACGCGATGTAAGCCTCGAACGAAGCAAGGTCGATAGGAGCATTGTCTCTTATGGTTAAACCACATCTATCCCAACGCGCCATTCTCTTTGCAACTACTTCGTTAACGAATAGACATTTGCCGACGCGACTACTGCCCGCACTTCTCTTGTAGCGAACGTATTTAACACCGTCGCACACAAACCCGTTCTCGTACAGCTCTTGTCTAAGGTCTGCTTTGTTTTTAATGACCGGTATTGCGCCCGTCAACTGATAGCATCCGTCGGCATATGTAAAATACGGCGGTATCAATTCCTTCGGCACCTCGTTAAGCACTTCGACGTTTGTCTGTATTCCAACGATTAAACCGTCTTTGATACAAACCCCATCCGTAAATACACAGTCTCTGAAGTCGTAGCCGTCGCGCACGTACACATTCTTACCTACTTTATTAAATTCCTTATAGGAATAAGAGAACTTAACGTTGATGATGACCTGTGTGTACTTCCGTTTGTTGACCACAAAGTAGAAGTCTTTGCGGCGCACCGCTTTCTCATATTCTTCTTGGAGTTTAATTGTGTCAAGGCTCCAATCGAGCGTGTTCTCAAATTTACGCAGTGAGATCGCGCCGTCTTTATTCCTTATGTTATACCCGCTCCCGTCTCCGTTGACCAGATTCATCGCGGCGTATATATCCTTAGATTCCAGTGATAATATCCTTATTGACCTTGTCTTCATTTAGTCTCCGCAATAATCGTCCTGTTGCTCACGCACGAGGTCGTTATATTCCTCAACGCGCTCTTTCAATGATTCCTCGTATTCTCTACGCACAATATTCTCTCCTCCGATAATCGGGTCGTAATATTCACAACGTTTGCCAGCGTCTGGACATTTATCTGCATAGTAGCAATTTTCGCAAGTCTTCATTTTTTGTTAGCCTCCTTGTTTTTAGTCTTCGCTGCTTTTTTCATTTGGTAGGCAGCCACACCAAGCCTATTAACATTCTTCATACTGAATTTAATTTCTTTAAGATCGTTTCCTTCCGCCAAGTTATCGAGCCACGTTTGGAGCAGATATCGCATCCTGCTGCTCGGCACATACACCCAAATCTCTTCGCCATTTCTGATGCCAGACCTGAATATCCACTGTATCAGAACGGATAGTGCGTACATATCTTGGTTAACTTCTGGGATACCGAGCCGAACTAAATAGTTCTTCATCCACGGCATCATGTAAACATTCAAGCAGTATGCCAAGTGGTGTTTGTCAACGTACTCGTTTGACGCGCGCCGGTTGAACGTAAGGAAGTTATTTGCGTACCCCTTTCCTTTTAGGTACTTTCTGTATTTGTTGAGCGTCGTCCACATCTTGTCGTTTACGCCCACGCCTTTGTGTCTAAATATGTTGTATAAGTTGTTTTGTAAAACAGCCAACTTTGGCTGCCCCGTTTCTCTCTCTGCTCTTTCAAACCATCCAGATGAAAGAGAGAAATTATCGTATCCGATTTCGTTGAAACGCTCGGAAGTGTTGATATGTATTTTAGCCCGTAAATCCTGAGCTCTGTTCATTTCACCAATCGGACAGAACTGATATGTTCCGTTCTTCTTCGTGGTTCCTATAAGCTCGTACTCCACACCGTTCACTTCAAAGAAGTATTTTAAGAGCTGATACTCAAATAAGTATGTAAGCACGTACACATCAGAGAAACATTTGAAGACGTCTATCGGCAGCGCCCAGAAGTAGAATGCTCCGTCGTAGTTGACCATATCTCTTGACTTCGAGAGCCGCATCACTTCGCTGAATGCTGCACCGTTGTAGTCATCATCTTCCCAGATAATGTTGTCCCCTTCCTCTCGGGCAATCTTATTGCGCTTGAGGAAGTCGATGTCGCCGCGGTCTATGTCTACGGGCTGGAACAAATCGATTACCTCGTCGAGAACCAGTATGTAACCTTGCTCTTTGATAAGGTTTTTAATCTCATCGGTATAACAAGAGAACAGCGCGTGGGTACTTACAATATTTTTGCCGGCGGCGAGTAGCTTGGGCAAGTCGCGGATCTTCGAGAAGTGACTGTCGTAAGTTTTCTCGGGGGTAACGAACCCTCTATCCGTACAAGCATTTTTAATACGGTCTACCTCGTTCAGATACGGTGTAACAAAGATGTATTTGTGCTCCGTGTCGGAGTTCATCATATTGATACAGGATACCGTTTTGCCCGCGCCGCACAGAGCGTCACACACTTTTACTTTCATCGTATTTCTCCATCTTGGCACCACAGTTCGGGCAGTAGGGTTTCGCTTGGTTACTTCTGATACCACCGATGCCGTTTGGTTTACCACATACACTGCAATAACACTTCGTTCTTAAGTACGCGCCGTCATTTCTAAATATCCAATGACCGTGTGGTCTATTTTTATCTTCCATTCTCGTCCTCCGAAATCCCAATTATAGGGGGTAAAAATCAAAAAATGCAACCCTGGGGGTTGCAAATCGAAAAATTTATCTCCTATAGTAGGGGCGGAATTTGGCACCTGTAAAAAGAAAGAGATAATAAAGGAGCAATTTTGCTACCATTTTTTCCTAATTGGCTGCTCGCTGTGACGCCATGTATGACGCTCGCAGTTAGCGATAGGAACAAGGTGGCATCTCACTCTTGTCGATTGCAGCCCGAGGGGCTATGGGTTTCAATCAGGCGAATATCTTTAATATCTCATTCACTTCAGATTACTCTTTTATTATAAAACATATTTAGACACAAGTCAAGCGTTTTTACAAAAAAAATAAAAAAATTTTTAAGTTTTTTTGGAGTTTTGCTTTCTTTTTTTATTATTTTTTTCTTTTTATACTCTGAACTAAGGGAGCATACGTTGTAAGCTTACTGTTACTATAAGCTATATATAAGAGAGCTTACTGTTACTATATATATTATATAAGAAGACCTCCGTTACTATAGCGACTACAGGCACCAAAATGAGTGCTATTCGGAGCCATGTAAAATATGCCCTATTTTGCGAAATCGATGGGTCTTCGATAAAGTCGCCTACTGTGCGGGAGAATTTATCAATTGGATGTACGGATCAAAGAAAAACACCGTGATTCCTGTTTCTAAATTCTCCCCCACTATTGGGAAGGTTTCCGAAACCGCCTACCGAATGGGATGTGTTCGGTGTTCGGAGAAAGGAACGTGGGAGTGTGGAAGAGCGGACACATACTGTTCGCCGTTTTTCGGTTGCCGTTTGGCTGTAAAATACCCCCCACCATAGGCGCAATATTATCAACGCTAAAAAGATAAGATTTGACGGACGGACACCACCGCCGACACGGACACCAACGGCAAGCAAGCGGACACCCGCAAGCCGTGAGCCGTGCGCGGTTTTTCGGCTATCCGCAAGCCGTGAGCGAGTGAGCGCGAGCGGATACCCACACCACCCACACACCCCACCAAAACCCACACCAAACACCCGCCCACAATGGGCGAAAATGGACACCCGCGCCCGTTATCAGGGGGCGGACAAAACCGCCGTTTTTTACAATCTTTCCCCCTTATAGGGGGAAAACGTCGAAAGCGGAAAAATACGCAAAAACCGCCGACAAGCTCGCGCGACTAATACACGCGCATAACACGCGCCCCCGTGCGCGCCTTGCGTACCTACGCACCCGCGCGCAGCTGACGCGGCAATCGCGCGCATAATGCGCAGGAATTGCCAAAACGAAAAACTTTCAAAAAATTTTCAAAAAACCCATTGACAACACCCCGCCCGCCGTTATACAATAACCACGACAACACCCCGCCCGCCGTTGTCAAACAATAACAAGGGCGAAAGGACAAAACACAATGAAAACCACCAACACCAACCGCAAGCAAGCAACCACCAAAGCAAGAAAGCAAACCAAACCCGCGCCCATAGCGGACACGGCAAGCCCCGCCGAAATAATCACGGCGGACAACGTGCAAACAATGGGCGAGCGCATAGCCGTTAGAGCGTTAAAAACTTGTTACCAAAAAGGCGGGCAGCCCTTCATTTATGCGCTATATTTCGGACTTGTCGCGGACATTACCGAAAACAAC